CCCATTAGTTCGGTTGGCTTGAGGACAAAAAAGAATGGTCGTGCGTGCTTACAAAGCCTCAAGCGATAGAAGGTAAGTCGTATGATCTGTGGGGAGAACCCACGGTATTCACGCCGCGTGAAGCATGAAACAAAGACTTGCCTTCTCCTAAAAGTCCTTTGAGAATTACACAGTGGAGCTGATGAAAAGCAGCAGACTGAATTGGGTATCGGTTATCATTTATTGGAAAATGAAACAATCCCGATCCCTACCTACTTGTTTGCTGCTCTTGGTGGTTATGGTGTACCGGAAGTGCACGGCGGGATGTGACCCCGCAAGTCTGGGTTCGACTCCCAGTAATCACCCAAAATTGTTCAACTGAATTGTGAATTGGTGATCACCACTAGATCGGGTCCTTGGAAGATAGGTAAAGATCTTCGCTTGGCTATGCCAAGTGACCACTCCAATTCCTGTAACTTGTTGGACAATTCATATAGCTTCAAGTAATCCACCAAAGTGTTGGACTGAAATGGAATTGATTATCAAGAGTCCGCAAGTATGCAAAAACTTGGCCTTGAAGCTACCCCGCCACAAGGTAGGACAAATCGATACCAGCAATCTTGTTTGACACACAAAACATGGGTAGGTGGTTCGCGGGTGAAATTCCCGACCTGTTTGGTAGTGTCATAGTCTGACGGCACAGGAATGGCACGTGACAGACAATGGTAAGTCCGTCTAAGCTACTAAAGCAGTGGGTGGTTCGATTCCCCCTATACCCGCGCTGCTTGACTGAATGAATTCGGTTATCGGTGAAATAGAAGGAAGCTCGATATATTGAGCGTCTATTATAATTCCGAATTTAACTCACTTGTTAGGCACACAAAGGCCCGCGACCCTCGGGGACAATGCTTGACTGAACGGATATTGGTTATCACACAGCCAAAGTTAATCCGATATCCACGTGCTTGTTAAGCATTATTAAATTAAATAACAATGTTGGACTGACGAGGATTGGTTATCTCTCTTTAAGATTCCTCCGATCCGTGTTTTACTTGTTCGACATTTATAAGACTTCTTGCGTTACCTGCATCCCGCAAGGAGAAGGAAGGGTGTTGGGATAGGAGAAAGACTCCAATGCCCTTCCGATCTGGATATAGCCTAACTTGGTAGGGCACTAGCTTTGGGAGCTAGAGATTACAGGTTCGAATCCTGTTATCCAGACGGTATGTCTTTTAATTGTTGTGTAGAGATATTCCTAGCGTTTGCTGCTACAAACACTAAAAGCATGTGTCCAGTAGTTCAATAAGATATTGATTGCTAGGTCATTCAAATCGATATTGCGAACGAACAGACAGGGCAGGTGAAAAGACCTGGGTAAAGTAGCCTGCCCCCAACTAAGCTCCCAATGTGTGATGTTTTCTCCCGCTCGGGGTAAGTTCCGCTAGGGTCACTACTCATCACACATTGGGGTTAAACCCCCAATACATAGACATTCCAATGCGGGTGCGCCGAACAATTTGGATTGGGATACGCTGTGTATTGGGCTAAACGCCCAATGTGTGATGGACTGTTCATTTTTCAGGGTTAGTTCAGCCTACCTTAGACCATTACACATTGGGTTAAAAGCTCCTGGCTGTCCGGCTGGAGATCGGGCGGACCTACATGTCTGGTAGGTTAACTCCATGTCTGGTACCGTACATGGCCCAAACGGTACACTACAAATGGGAACGTGACATAGGCTTGGGATGTCACACGTATCAGGTGTGTTTAGTGCCTAGTAATAGGTCTTGGGTTTGCCTGATTAAAGTTTTGGGGATGTTGGCGTAATGAGGAGTTGGCACCGAATCCACAGTAATTGTGGTTGCCCTTGCGTAGGTTCGAATCCTACTGTCCCCTCGATGTTGGACTGAGTTATTATCGGTTATCATCTAACTACTAATTAGAAGGTCCAGGTTCGAATCCTGGTCGGCCCACGGGGGCCGATGGTGTAATGGATAGCACAAGAACTACTCGATAATAGACAACTTGTTCGACATCAGAAAATGGAGTTGTCATGAAAGTTGTATACATTCTAGCGGGAATCTTAACGGTAATAATAGCCAGCGGATTCACCATTTGGATTGGATACATATTAGTAAATGGAATGCGAAAAAGAATAGCGCGAATCAATCAAACGCGAAAAGACAAGCAAATACGGAGGTTCTAGTGAAGAACACCCGTCGCTATGTCGCAATTCTTGCCGGAACTGGCATTGCATTGGGACTTGGCGCGTGTAGTACAACTTCCGAGCCTGATAAGGTTGGGCTGTACTACATGGAGGGTCCATCCGATGGGTACCAGTTTGGTGAGTGCATTCAGCCAGGCAAAACCGGTTCACCCGAATGGAATAATTCTGTAGTATATTTGCCGACAAGCCTACGCACGTGGGTTATCGACGATATGCCAGATCCAACAGACCCACTAAATAAGTCTGTCATTGCTCCTGGTGCTGACTCAGGAAATGTCACGGTAGTTTCGGCAAAGCCTGAGAAGGACCAGCCATCAGGTGTTCAGGTAAAGATTTCTACTAAGACATCTTTCTACCTCAACACTTTTTGCGATAAGAGTGGTGGCAAGGCAAAGGAATTCTGGGAGAAAATCGGACGACGATACTTTGCGGATACGGACAAGGGATGGAAGGACATGTTGGAGGCAGAAATGACTCCAATACAGAACACCATTATCAAGGACGTGTCCCGCAACTATAGTGCAGATCCATTCATCGCCAATGCAAATGGCGAACAGAATGAAGCACAGAAGACAATATCGGAACGTCTCGCAGTGGAATTCAACCGGCTTGCTGGAGGACAATTCTTCTGTGGTCCCACATTTAATCGAGCATCGGACACCTGTCCAGCACTTGAAATGCTTATTATCGGCGTGGAATATGCCGATCGTGGCATTCAGGCAGCAAGAAATGAAAAGCAAAAGGCAGTTGAACTTGCCGCGGCGAAGTTGGCCGAAGCACAGGGTATAGCTGCCGCCCTGGTGGCAGAAGCACAAGGCAAGCGCGATGCCGCCAACGCTGTGGGCGCACTGTACAACTCGCCTGGATGGGTGGCCTTGCAAAAGCAAATCGAGGCAGGCAAGGCACTTATCGAAGCCTGCAAGCAGGCCAAGGAATGCCGACTTATTGTTGGCGCCGATGGCACGCTGATAATGCAATAAACTTCCTGGTGTGGGACAAGCTTCCTAGGAAGCTTTCGACCCAACTCGCAGGAAATAAAATTGAGTATTGAATATAAACTTCCTGCTGTTGACGGGCCGGGAAGGGTGGAAAACGAAGTCTGGTGTGGAATACCGGGTTCTTAACGATGGAGAACAGGTCCAGATGAAGAGGTGCATATAGTGGCACCCATGCGGCAACTTCCACAATAAACTTCTCCGTGATGGAGGGGTTGGGGAAATGGCAGTTAGCTGACTGCCTGGTCGAGGAGATGTTTTGCGGCATCATGGTTAAAGGGTCTCGTAAGCCCGAGGGGGTTCGAATCCTCCATCCTCACGCTTGATTCATGGCTTTCGGCGGTTATGATATAAGGGTACCTAAAGTCACCCTCCGAACAATATGGGTGCGTTGAGCGTAAGCGTTATTAGTGTTAATGGGAACACATCTGCCTTCCAAGCAGAAGTTGTGGGTTCGAATCCTACATAGCGCACGGGGAATCCGAAGTGATTTAATTCCTATATGGCAGATCCACGGACGGGAATTAGTCAGATGGTATAGCTGGCCATTGCACCTATGCACCCCCCGTGGAGGAGGTGCTCAAGGATTCCTCACCATCCAAATAAAAGGACAGCTATGAACACTTACATTGTAACCTATAAACATCAAATCAAAAATAAAGAACATGACCCTAAGAACAAAGTAACTAATAAATGCACTGCATCGAATGTATGTACAGATTCAACGGGGGAGCATCATTCTTTCTTGGCAGAAGGAATAACTACACTAGAACTGAAAGAACGACTTACACAGGCTGGAATGCATATCACAAGAATAGAACTAGCAACAATGGTGAGGAAACTCCACCACTGAATAAAGCGCCAGGATGTCTCGCTTGACTGCGCAGTTACGAGACGGTGTGGAAGCAGTAGGTTCAACTCCTACCCTGGCGGCGACCCGTTTTGGCAGTTTGTCGGATAGTGTAAGTCGTCAGCGCCCAATAAGATTCTGTTCTTATTCCTTTTAATGGGAAGACCGCTCAGATGTCGAGCTTGGTGACTATAATCAAACTGCCCATCCTGCGCTCACAGGATGTGTTTTAACACTCCGTATTTCTGGTAGTGTGGTGAAACAGGCCGTTAAAAGATAATGGAGCTGGTCGTTACCCAGCTCCATTATCCAAATTCTTGTTACTTTTAAAAGTGACTGTGAGGAAAAAGTGCCTAACTACCTTCACAAGCATCTGACTACGGATACTCCGCAGACGGAACCGGAGAGTCCTCTCCAGGTTGCCAACTCTGCTGGAGGTTTTTCTTTTCAGGTGAATCCCATCGATCGATTGATGCGCTTCCTTATCCTCGGTTCCGAGGGTGGTACGTATTACATCGGCGAGAAGGATTTGACTAAGCAGAATCTGGACAATCTCAAGCACCTTACCGAAACTAATCCTTATACAGTAATTCATAAGGCGCTTTTAGTTTCTGATGAAGGACGAGCGTACCGCAACGATGCCGCCATTCTTGCCCTCGCTTACGTGATGACGTTTGGTGACGACAAGGCCAAGGCTTATGCTCGCGGTCATGTCAAAGATATTGTGCGTACGTCCTACCATCTTTTCCAGTTTGAGTCTTTCCTTAAGGCTCTTGCTCCTGGATCAGGCTTGGGAACGTCGAGAAACCGAGCAATCGCCTCTTGGTACGAGGCAAAGACACCCGAAGACATCGCTTACCAGGCGGTCAAGTACCGTCAGCGGCTAGGCTGGACGCACGCGGATAGCCTACGCCAGTCTCGGCCACAGTTTTACACTGATTTGTACCATGATGTAGCAAAGTGGATTCTTGGCAAGTACACGGGTGATCTCACTCAATTGCCAGACATCATTCGCGACTTTGAGGAAGTACAAAAGGCCGATGATGTCACGAATGTTCTTGCTATCATGGAATGGGCCAAGCTTCCTTGGGAGGCTTTGCCTACCAAGTTCCTGAAGAACCCAGAGATTTGGCACAAGCTGTTCTATACTGGCCAGCTTAAGGGACAAGCACTGGTGCGAAACATCACTAGGCTGGCTCGAATAAACGCGTTTGATGATCTGGTATTCACCGAGAATTATGCAAATGCACTTACCGATGAGAATATGATCAAGCGGACGCGTTTGCATCCACTTAATTTCCTCAACGCATTGGTGGTGCACACTGAAGGTCAGAACCAGCACAAGAAGCCTGACTGGATGTACTTCAGCCGCAAGATAAAGGATTGGACGCAAAGTCCCATTATTACCGACGCATTGGATGCTGGTGTTCATTTGGCGTTCAAGCACATTGAGCCAACCAACAAGCGCACTTTGCTTGCCGTGGATGTTTCTAGCTCAATGTCATCCTCGATCGGTATGGGTCTTGACTTAAGTGCAGCACAAATTTCCGGGGTAATGGCAGCAGCCATTGCCAAAACCGAGCCATACTACCAAATCATGGGATTCGCAAGCACATTCAAGGATTTGGGTATCTCGGCCGACATGAGTCTTACCACAGTCATGAACAAGGTACAACAGATGAACTTCGGTTCTACCAACTGTGCTTTGCCAATGACGTGGGCCACGGAGGGTGAGAAGAAATTCGATACATTCGTGGTCCTTACCGACAACGAGACTTATGCCGGATCTGTGCACCCCCATATCGCTTTACAACAGTACCGAAAGAAGTCAGGCATCGACGCTCGACTAATCGTCGTTGGTGTTGCCTCAAACGGCTTCACCATTGCCGACCCCAATGATTCTGGCATGCTCGACGTTGTAGGGGCAGATGCCAATTTGCCTAAGCTCATTGCTGAGTTTAGCTCAGGCAGGATTTGACATTAATGAGAGCATACTGAGGGTACATTCCCCGTAGGTATGTTGCAAGATGGAATAGGAACTAGAAGCCGGAAGAGAACTCCGGATCGGCGTGTGTGATGCTGCGGCCTGGGTGAACATCCTATTCCATCCCAATTAGGAGTAATAATGAAGACAATAAATAAAATTGGAATTAGTGTAGTGGCAGCCGTAGCGGCTGGCGGATTTTCTGCGGCTTATGCGATAACTGGATCAGGTCCGAAAACATCACCAGCTCCACATAACAATACCACTACCACAATAACCGTAGTTAGCGAATCACCTTCACCAACACAAAAAGTAAATCCTAAGCCAAAGCCTTCAGTGGCAATTCAAATAAATCCTACTCCTAATATCCCTACCCCTCGACCATCAGACGCTGGCACAAGTACTGGCAGTGGTGGTGGGGGTATTTCAATAAGTCCAGGCAATCTTCATCCATCACCAAAGTATATTTCACCTTCGCCACTTATTAAGACCACAAAATTGCCATGACATATACATTGGCGCCATGTCCGGAAAGCATACATGGACAGCACAATGCCGCGAACAGAGACGGTATCTGTACTTGGTGTTATCGAAGAATTGCACCAAGTTGGCCAATGCCAAAAGTAACCGATAGATCTGATTTAACCGAATATTATGAATATTTCTACGATAATGACTGGGGTGCTCCACAGTGAGCGAGCCTTATTTGAGTTGTAATTGTAATTTGGAAATTTCTGGTTTGACTGAAGATGCAACCATTACTATTTTCGAGACCCATATCTGTAATAATCGGCAGTCATTGGAATCTATTCCACCTAGATGGTATGAGTGTGTTTTTCATCCAGTAACGGTATTTATTTTGGCAGTAGGTACTGTAACGGTTCTTTGGATTCTATATCCAAACGGACTATGAAGTGGTTGACCCTATAACTCAGCTGGTTAGAGATACGGACTCATAATCCGTCGGTCGTGGGTTCGAGTCCCACTGGGGTCACGGTAAGACCAGACTAAAAGGGAGTTTCCATGGAGGAAGAGAAGACCCTCACAGACACAGTTCCCACTGTTGAGGAATTCGAGGCAGAAATCGAAGAGGAAGACGACCCTGAGGGTGATGAAGACCTCTTCGAGGAAGAGGAAGACGAAGACGAAGACTGGGAAGAGGAAGACGAAGAGACCCCCGAAGACAAGTAAAATCGGTAACTAAACTTGGTGGTCTAGGACTAGACAAGAGCGTGGATAAAGGGAGTCCGATGTAGCTCCACGTCGCCACCATTAGCCCTCATAACTCAATGGATAGAGTAGCGGACTTCTACTCCGCGTGCTGTAGGTTCGAATCCTACTGAGGGTACATGTTTAAAAGATGGTTCAATAATAGATTCCCAGAAAAACGATTGTGTTTGCGGCCATGGTGCTTTCGTGGACAAACATACGATCATAGATGTGAATGTCATCAATTCGACTAGCCTCCGTAGCTCAGTGGAAGAGTCACAGTACACCCCGCAGTAGTGTGCTGTAGACGCAGGTTCGATTCCTGTCGGGGGTACATGGAACCAATTTGGTTAGCTATTATTGTTGCTGTTGGTGCACTATTTAGTAGTGTATTGACATCAAGTCTCAATGCCTGGCAAATTCGTAAGGGCAAAGAGCAAGATTATGCACGGCAGGACGCCGTAGCTGACCATTTGGAAAAGCGTCAAGACGAAATACAAATTCAGGCTGAAGAGAAAGCTAGGTTGCTTGAAGAGCATCAGCAAAAAGCTGAAGAAGCAACTCAAATATTGATAGAATCCAATAAATTGGTAGCAACCCAAGCTTTCGAATCAACACAAATAACCTATGGCAAACTTGACCAAATACATGAGTTGGTTAATTCCAGTTTGACTTCACAAATGGAAGAGGCCCATACTGCACTTGCTCAACAACTTGTGTTGATGCGTGAGGTCATTGCACTAAACGCAGCAGCGGGGCGCGCAGCATCAAAAGAAGCATTGGAAACAATAAAAATAATTGAGCTTAAAGTTGCTGAACTTGCATCCAAATTATCCGATAGAGCCAAAGCAACTGAGATTGCCGACAAGAAAGTAGTCGTGTAATGACTAAAGAAGAGAAAGCAATAATCGTCGAGGTGCTTTGCAGTCAGGCTTTAGCCGAACACCTAGGCGACATACGAGATTCCGAAAGGCGACTTTGGGGTCTTATAGGCGTCACCGAAATATGTGTGGAAAATGACTCGGCTTGGGAAAATGTCGAAGCCACACTGAAGCAACACAAGATCTCACCCCCGAAATATTTATCCTCATAATTAGGACAAATCATCAAACATGGGTATTTATTTGACTAAAGGCCAGATTTTGCTTGCCGTTGTTCTTGGTGCTATACTTGGGGTAGCACTGGCCGGAGTGACAGGAATGTTAAGTGCCTAAAATAACATTTAAACAGGCACTACAAGGTAACCTGTCAAATGTACTCAAGCGGGCAGCATCACCTGATCACTATAGAGCCGAGCCTGCGCCTGATCCCAACGGCAATCGCGAACAGCGCAGACTATGGAATAAACTCCACAAGAAAAAGACTTGATCGGGCGCCTCGAATAGTTCCGGTTATTCCCCGATCTAGAATGATGCCCGCGAATCGCTGCCGGATGTGGCCCGACTCCAGATCACAGGCTTTGGTAGGTCACTAGCGACTAGCGGGCATTTCAAAAATTGGAGAAATAATGAACGAGTTTGGGCCAATAGCTAAATTTGGGATGGTATTGTTTGCCATCGTAGCAATAATAGGTTTGGTTTTCTTTTAACTCCAGGTATCCCAACGGCAGAGGAGTCCCGTTTAAACCGGGTGAAGTGTGGGTTCGAATCCCATCCTGGAGACTGGAAGGGCACGTTTTTCTGTTGGAGATCGAAGTCTGGTTCATACGCCCACAGGCGTGCGTGCCCTTCCTTCAAGTAAATCCCTAAAATTGGACTTGCCATGAATGACAAGAATTTGATCTTCTTGGCAATAATCTCATCCGTAGCAACATGTGGACTTTTAATACCCATCTGGACCATTTTACTATTAATTTACTTTATTGTTAAGGCACTAAAAAATGAACCAAAGAAGAAGAAACCAGAAGTGATATTACCGTCAAACAATTATGTATCTGACTGGACGTTCACAATAAAGGAAAATATCAATGCAGAAGAAGACTGGATACATTAAAGTAACGCCAGCTCTCGCACATAAATGGTTGGCGACTAATCACGATAATCGACCAATTCGAGAGCATTTGGTTAAGTCATTCGCCGTAGATATGGAAAATGGCGATTGGGATGACAACGGTGAGACAATTAAGTTCGACGAAAGTGGAGAACTTATCGATGGACAACACAGACTGTTGGCCATCATCGAATCCAACAAGACCGTCACCTTGCTTGTTGTGTGGGGAGTGAAGCGCAGAGCACAGGATACCGTAGACACAGGAGCAAAGCGTACCTTCTCCGATGTTCTTTCTTTGAGAGGGGAAAAGAATGCTCCAGTACTTGGCGCCATAGTCCGCAAAGTTTGTATGTGGGAAGACGGAATGACGTTGGGCAAGAAGGTAATCCTGAGCAATAACATTCTCTTCAAAACCTTGGACAAGTATCCGTGGCTGCGAGATGTAGCCACCCAAGCCAGTAACCTTGCCGCTGGAAGCGGCATGATGGCATCTGTAGCAGGGTACTGCTGGTGGGCTTTCTGGCAAATCAGTCCCGAAGATTGCAAGGGTTTCTTCGAGCGACTAAACGACAATGCCAATTCAGTAAAGGGCAATCCTATTGACTCCTTGAAGCGAAAGCTGAATGATATTTCCAAAAATGATCACGAACGAAAGTCGGATATTTGGATGGCAGCGGTCACTATCAAAGCATGGAATAAGTTCCGTGATGGAACTAATTGGGAAGTCGTGGACTTCCGGCCTGGTGGTGTCAATCCAGAAAAGCTACCTGTGCCACACTGAAAACTCAAGTCCATCGATGAACTTGGCCTTGACACATGTGTCAGCACAGCGCTAGACTTAGGCGTCAGGAGACCTCCTGACGCCTAAGTTCATTTATAGACGTGACAGAGGGAAACAGTTAACTCACGAGTAATGCAGATTCCTGGCGGAAATCTGTTCTTCGGCTCGTCTCGGGTTTTTTGTCCGATTTTCCCTTTGACTGGAAGCCGCGAATAACCCTCTGTCACCCAAACTTGTACCACAATAAAAAATAGTTGGGAAACAAAAGATGACGTTAGAAGATGAACTTTTCGATGATAAAGTATCATTAGTTGAATCCATCAAGCCGGATGATTGGCTAACGCCAATTGAAGTTGCAGAACTATTCCGCGTTACAGCCCGCACAGTTACTAGGTGGCTGGATCGACCGGGATTTTCTTGGGTAAAGACTTTCAAGACGCCTGGTGGGCATCGCAGGTATTACCGTCCAGACGTCATGAAGGCATTGGAAAACTATGAAGACAAACAAACTAGCACCCAACCTTAAGTACGATGAACTGTTTGAGAGGTTGGGCAAGGATGGAAGATTATTAAAGGAAACTATAGGTGATATGGTAGAAGGAAGACGTCAACTCAAAGAACAATATCGCGAAGAACTTGAAGATTACGATCGAGAAATGCTAACTTTCCTTTGGCGCTGTAGGTCACTACTTTCTACTGTAGCTATAGCTCGAATGATAGGTCTCTCCCGTCAGAGATTGTATGAGAAGTGGTCTAAGTTTGGCTTCGACACCAATGAGGTTACAAAGTGACCAATCATTGGGTCTGGGACGATGATCCCAACGAATCACTGTGCAGTCAAGATGTTTCCCAAGTGAATTGGGTTGAAGGCGAAATTGATTGCCCAAAGTGTTTGGAAATAGACCAATTCATAAAGGTAGTAGAGTCTTTCAATACTAATTTTGATATGAGAGATTCGCTGGTAGCGGCTATAGGCATGTGGAAGAGTGGTCTATGAGTGATACAACTTTCGACGAAGCTCGGCGCTGTCCATCCTGCGCCGAGCTTGGTCAACCTGCGGGAATTAGGCCAACCGAGAATAGACGACAAGGTAAACTCCACATATTTAAATGTCAAAACGAAAGATGTGAGAAATTTGATCGTGATTGGGTGGTGCAGGTCCGTCCGGACGGCACCATACCTGATCCCATATTGAATAGAGAAAAGAGCTTTCCTCAGGAACGGGGGGTGGCTCGCGCCAGAATTGAACGAGCAAGAGAAGCATTGGATAGATTGAATCAACAATCATTGGATAAGTAGATGGAGCTATTTGACTTTCAAGCAGAAACAGTAGAGCGACTTGAACCAAAACGAGGATCACTAATAGCCCACGACATGGGCACCGGGAAAACTGTGACAGCAATTGCCTTAGATAAATCACGTAGACAAAGCTTTGATAATCCAGCTAAAACACTTATTATTTGTCCACTATCTGTGATTGATACTTGGGTCAAACATTTTAAACTATGGGCACCTGAACTTAAATTAGCTTGGGTCAACAACAAAAACAGGCGACCCTTCATGGAAGCCATGGATGCCACTTTCCGTAATGCTAATAGCATTGGCTATGATGTCTTTATCATGCACTATGCAGCAGTCAGACTTGAGCCTGACGTAGCTAGGTATCCATGGTTCCATGTTATTTCAGATGAAGTACACGCACTACAGGATAGAAAATCCTCTCAGACCAAGGCAGTAAAGAAGATACCAGCGTTTTATAAAACCGGACTTTCTGGTACTCCAGTCTTCAACAAGCCTGACGATCTCTGGTCAATCCTCAATTGGCTATACCCGAAATATTGGACCAGCTATTGGGCCTATTTCAAACGCTATATAAAGTGGGTTGAGTACGACGGATATCGAACTATAATCGGGGTAGAAAACGAAGAAGAACTACAACAGGTTATGGCAGGCTTCTATAGTCGAGTAAAAAAAGAGGACGTAATTAAAGATCTTCCGGACAAGTACTTCAGTGTAGTTAAAACTCGGATGCACCCCAAGCAAGAAAAAGCCTACAAGCAAATGAAGCGCGATATGTTGGCGTGGATTGGTGAGCATGAAGACGAGCCAGTAAATGCACCGGTAGTACTTGCTCAACTTACTAGACTACAGCAGTTCGCTTCCGCCTACGCAGAAATCATCAAGACGACAAAGAAGCGCAAGAACTGCTATGAATGCGGTCAATTACACATTGAATCTTGCGAAACTTGTGGACCAATATACGAAAAATATGAAAAAGCAATCGACAATTATGCTATAGACTATGATGAAGAAGTTGGCCTGCCGCAATTCGGAAGTAATTGTGAAAATCTGAAGCAGGTAAAGTGTATTGGTCATCCACATGAATTCGTTCAACTGTCCGAGCCGAGCTGTAAAGTAGACGCTGCGATTGAATTGATTCAAGCATCAGATGAGCCGATTATCTTCTTTAGTCAATTCGCACAAATGGCCACTCTCCTTGCTAAGAGATGTGAAAAACTAGGAATCAGTTGTGGTCTCTACACTGGCTCAGTTACTAAGGAAAATCGGGATAAGATAGTTGAAGACTTCCAAAGTGGCAAGCTAAAGGTCTTCTCTGGCAGCATCAAGGCGGGTGGCCAGGGTCTAACCCTCACTGCGTCGTCAACGGTCGGCCTACTCAACCGAGAATGGGCAGAATCACTCAACGACCAGGCAATTGACCGAGCCCATCGGATCGGCCAGAAGAATGCCGTTCACGTAATTGATTTTGTTACCGAAGAAAGTATTGATGAAGAGCGTAATTTGGAAATTGCCTTGGATTGGCAAGTAATTAAAAAGTTACTAGGTGAACTATGAAAAAACTAGCACCGGGTATGACTGTGCAGAGCGCCAGGAATTCCTGGCGAGTTGCGTACTGTGTTCGGTGTGGTTGGTGTAGTGAGCTTTTGTCATATGCCAACGCGAAAAAACTAGCCTGTGACGAAGACTCTCATATATGTAAAAGGAATACTAAATGAACTTCATTCACAGAACACCAAGATTACACCAGAATCCAAATGATCCTGCATATCACATGCTATACACTGGACACACATCTACTCCCAAAGTTCATCGCATGGGCTGCTATATCTGCTCGGATATGGAATTCGCTCGGATAGGAATGCCACTTTGTAACCTTTGCTGTGCCTGTGCTCAATTGGGTAAGGAAGGTCACATACCCGCCGATGACAGTTATTGCGATGACTGTAGACATACACTATGCGAAGACTGTGTTAATTTACCCGCACAAAAAGAACCTATTTGCACTTGCAACACGCCATGTTGTGAGGTTGACGTTGGTGTCGGCATCATAACTTGCGAAAGCAAGCACTGTCCAACACACGGAGAAAACAATGACAAGAGCGAGATTAAGTAAGGAAGAACTAGAACTTATCGAAGATGCTTTGATATATTATGGGGTTTCGAACTTAGATTTGCGCGTGGTAATATCCACAATAATTAGAAAGATTAAAGTAACCAAGGGTCAGTCACCATACGAAACCATCATGATGGAGCCATACAAATGAGTTGTCAAGAATGTAACAAACTAAGAAACACACCAATATTTTTCCAATTGCTGCAAGACTGGTTCAAGATGAGTGCAGATAAAGTCACTAGTATCTTTCATCGGAAAGGACATAAGATCTTCTGATGCAACAAAAAACCAGGACGGTAGTTCTCACTCCGTCTAGGTCACGACCAAATAAGCTAGATAGAATGCTAAATTCTATCGCATCACTGTCCGTTGGTGAAGTGGCAGTCTATGTCGGAATAGATATGGATGACCCAAGTTACCAAGACTACCAAGACCTACTAAAGAAATACAAAATCCTAACAATATTCAATGATTCTAGGAAGACTCTTTCGGCCTGGACAAACTCTCTGTCCACAGCCGCACTATATTCCTATGGAGTGGATGGAACTTATCTAGTTTCCATGGGCGACGATCACGAAGTGAAATCTGACTTGTGGAACCTTTCTCTGATGAATTCCATTCATGCCCTAGATGGACCAGGCTTTGCCTACGGGGACGACACAATAAATGGATCTGGGCTATGTACCGCCTGGATGGCCTCAGGTAAAGTGGTTAACGCGCTAGGCTGGATGATGCTGCCAAACTGCAAGCACTTCTATGTAGACAATGCCATTATGGAACTTGGTCAAACCTCAAATCGGATTGCATACAGACCAAAAGTTGTGATTGAGCATCTGCACCCAGTAATTGAGAAATCGGAAATAGATAAGACTTATATAGATGCTAGTAGTAACATCGAAAAAGATTTATTAGCTTTTCGAAACTGGCATGTTGGAGCACAATTCCATCAAGATGTTCAAACAATCTTAGAGGTGACGTGGTAATCTTGCTTAATGAAATGGCCAAAGAGTTTCATAGCCTTAATGTGGACAAAGGCTTTTGGGATGATTCAAGAGACCCACTTAAAGTCCTCATGTTAATCGTGACGGAACTCTCTGAGGCAGCCGAGGAATTTAGGCATGACCAACCAGCCAACCACACATACTACCTGGGTCCAGAACCAAAAGGTGTGCCTATAGAAATGGCGGACGCCATTATTCGTATTCTGGACGCATGTGCTGCTTGGGGGATTGACCTAGACGAAGCAGTAATGATAAAGTATCACTACAACAAGACCCGTCCATTCATGCACGGTAAGAAAAGCTAACCGGAGGAATAGAAGTGCGGATTCCCACACTAGGCCGAACAGTTCACTATCGCGGCAAGGAAGGCGTTAAGGCCCTACGTGCCGCTATTGTTTCCTGTACAGTTGAGGAGCTTGACCAACAAAACGTTCTTGATGGGCACATTTCCGATCTAGACGATGAAATGCATGTACATCTGCACGTAATTACTCCGGGAGCGCGAGGTCACTTTGAGGAATTCAATGTTCCTTTTGGCGAGCCACAGACTGATGGAAAAATCCCTCCGGGCACTTGGTGCTGGCCTAAACTGGTTTAATCAACAATCAGGAGACTATAAAGCACTGATTGGTTTGGGCGTATTAGGGTTCGTTGATTATTTTCTGGGTTTTGCTTTGATTATTTATTTTGACTTATAGTGGTCTGGGCAGCCAAGTAAGAATAAGAGGCATTGTGTTGGGCTGACCGGACACTGCATCTTCAAGATGCCTCTTATCACCACTTAAGCTGAGGAGACACCTTTATTGTTGCGATTCACCCTCGGACTTCACTTTGGAAGTTGTGTGACTTTATCTTATCTAGTTTTGAGGGTCACACCAATGATACGATTGGGTTCAAGAGGTGTCTCCTCTTTATGGAGTATAGTGTAATGGTAGCACGCTTGCCTTTGGAGCAGGCAGTTTAGGTTCGAACCCTGATACTCCAGCATGTATGAAATAACAAAAATCCTTGAGTGTGAGGACTGCGGTCGAGTATTAAAAACCTTGACTGAATACGAAAACCAACAGGTTGCGACAAATCCATACAATTATATTTCTTACTGCGATGAATGTAAAGCTAGTCGCGCCAAACGGGGTGAAGCAGCAATCTACGCAATTCATCCTGGCTGGATAACCTCACTATATGATGGTGATCGACACTATATTGGAGTGGGCTCATTAGTTCGACTTTATGAATTAAGAACAGGGGAATGGATCCCTTGGCACAATAATAAAGGACGTGATCCGAATAAATACATCCACCTTTATCCAAGACCAGACGGAAACTACGGTAGGCCAGAAGATGTCAAAGGACAGACCAAACAGGATAACGTTTAATATAAATGACATCGACTCCGAAACACTAACGAAGCTTTCCGAAGATACCGGACAGACCAAGACAAACGTGCTAATTAGGTCAATCAAACTTTATTCTCTCTTGTACAGATCAATAGAGGATGGTAGCAAGTTAGTGATAAGATCTTCCAACGGTGATGAGGAAGTAATTAGGTTCCTTTAGACTGAAGGATTCATTAAATGATCGTATGGATTAGCGTCAGTAACTCTGACGACAGATTGTCTTCCATTCTTTGGGCAGAATATATCAAAGAGGTAGACAAGGTGATATCCCACCACGTATTTGAAACTCATGCAGCCATGGTACACTCTCTACCTACCTCACACTCTATGGATTGTCATTGGTGTGTTGATTTAGGTAAAGGTACATTCATGCAATCCAATTTAGTCCGAGAGCTAACTAAGGTTGCTAAGGTATTTAGGCAGGACAAAATCGTTTGGTACGAGTGCAAAGCAACCCACCATATTCTTGGGGTTGATAATGAATTGGAATGACATTTCACCTGAAAATGCAATGGGATTAGATCTAACCGAACGCTTGGACATCACAGCCCCGCTTAACGAAGAAGGAGTTCGCTGTCCTTGGCCTTGGGAACCACAAACACTAACTAATCCTCCCTTTGGACAATACCACTGCGGATATTGTGGAGCCATGGTACTAGCGGGAGTTCCACATATAGACTATAGGGAAGATTGATGGATGTTCAGAAATACATAGATCTAGGTTTAATCCATTCTATTCATACTTCTGAGCGTCGATCTTTCAGGGGCTGCCGTCGTCGATGGGACTGGTCATATCGACAGAACTACCACCCTACGGTAACGCCAAAACCACTTGAATTCGGCACAGCTTATCACATTGCCATGGAAGTTTGGTATGAGCCAACTAATTGGTTTGGTGATAGAACCAAACAAGCTAGTCTGGCACTGGAAGCCTTCCAGGATACCGTACAGGACCAATACAGTAGATACATTGAACTAAACGGTACCCCGGAAGATGAAATCATCGAGAGCTATAAAGACAGCTTGATACTTGGTAGTGATATGGTTCGGTATTATACAAATAAAATAAGTCCAAAGATCGACCAAGACTGGACCCCAATAGCAGTAGAAATTCCTTTCGAGGTCAGCTTGGGATTCACCTGCAAATGTGAAGCTTGTTGGAAATTGTACTACGAATACCTGATTAAGCATGTATTTAGTAAGTACGAGCATATAAAGACTGAAGAGGAAATAAAAGCTAATTTCCCTGGTCTGCCCGTAACCTTCGGTGGACGAATCGATGCCATCTTCAAGGATATTCAGGATCGCATATTTTGTGTTGACTGGAAAACGACATCCAGAATTCTAGACGATTACGATGAAGCTGCGTTCCTCGAACTGGACGACCAGGTAGCAGGGTACCCAGTGGCGATTCGCAAGCTTGGGCGCCGCGTGGATGGCTTCATTTACCACGAACAGCGAAAGGCCGTGCCCGAGCCACCCAAGCAGCTTCAGCGGGCATACAAGGGTAGAGTTTTCAGTACTAATAAGACATCCGCAGTCGAGCACGAAAGCTTTGTTAATGCCGTTATGGCAGAAGACGCACGTGCATATAATATGGGATTATATGACGAGTACCTAGAATTCCTTCAGGGTAATATGGCCCCAAAATTCTATCAACGACATGTTATATACAAAACTGATATACAGATCGAAAATTTCTGGAATGATTTAATCAGTGAAGCCAAAGACATGCTGATGGAACCGAGAGTCTATCCTCAACCATCTCGGTTCAGTTGTAATTCATGCATGTACCGAGTGCCTTGCGACGGACAGAATCGTGGCGAGGATTTTTCTTACACACTAAACACACTATTTGTTCGGGACAGACAATGACTACTTTATATCGACTAATTGAGGAAATGAAGCATTGCAACGAAAAAGCTGTTGAGTTTTCTGCGAAGTTCAACAAAAGAGCCGAATTTCTTGAGGGATTGTCCAACAATCGCGCAGAAAACGCAGGAATATTAGATCCATTTAAGAAAGCTCAGAGATTAAGAGCATTAAAAAGAGACGACCACATGCTAGAAGATTTCGGTAAAGCTCAATCATTCTTCAAAGGTGAAGTGGAACGGATATCAGCATATTTGAACGGGTTGTTGGCTTACAAACAGCTAATTGGTATTAGGCCAACTATGGACCCGCACGATGAGATCCACATAGATTACGGTCTATGACTCTACTGCTCTGGACAGGTCTAGACACACGTGATAGGCTACTGACACCTGTGACAACACAACGGACAAAGGCGACAATGTGTCAGTCAAGCAAATTGCTGATCTGCCTATTTACGAAGTCAAAGACAGAACTCCAAAATTCAACTTTCTAGTTTATGGTGAAAGCGGTGTTGGAAAGACTAGGTTCTGTGGATCAGTGATTGAAGTTCCGGAACTTTGTCCAGCTCTGTTACTTGACGTCGAGGGTGGCAGTCTCACGCTTAAAACTATTTATCCAGGTCTTGAGTGTGTCCGAATCGATACTTGGGAAAAACTAAAAAAGGTTTATTCCCGACTTAAGAGCCATCCAGACCATGGTTACAAAACTCTAATCATTGACAGTGTAACTGAAATGCAAAAGATGGGCATGGATTATACCATGCGCATTCGTAAAGACGGAGACGATCTAAACGTACCTGAACTGAAAGAATGGAACATCAACATTGAACAGGTCAGAAGGTACGTTAGGGCTTTCCGAGATCTAGAAGGTATCAACACACTTTTTACTGCTTTAGTAAGAGTTGATACGGATAAGCGAACCGGACTATCCAGGAAGAAGCCATCACTTAATGGTAAAGTGGCCGACGAAGTGTGTGGTTTCCTAGACATTGTTACTTACTTAGGCATGGAGGAAGTGGACAAGGTAAATACACGAATCTTACAAACTGGAAATACTCCAGGGACAATTGCCAAGGACCGATCTAATTTCTTGCCGATGCTAATAGCCAATCCCACGATGCTAGACATATACAAACATATTAATCAGGAAGGCTGATTCAGGTGACCTTTAAGCTAAACATGTCCGATAAAGAGGCAGAATCTAAGGAATTTGAATTTCCTCCGAGTGGCGAATATCTTTGCAGAATTACTGACCTTGAACTCAAGTCTGTACAGAAGCCTGGCGACAGCTTCGGCAATCCATTTTGGAAAGTTACCCTGGTTGTAGAAAAGGTCTTCGCTGCAAATTCTGAGCAGTATGTGGGAACGACTATTCCGACCAGTGTTATGCTCTACAAAGGCGCGCTTTACTCGATTAAGCAGCTTTGTGAGGCACTACACCCAGAATTCATTGAAGGTAAGGACATTAACCTTCCTTCGGCAGAAAACGGCGCCCCTGATCCCGATCCATGGTTGGGTCAATTGGTGAAAATTAAAGGGGTTAAGTTTGCCGAAAACACCCGGCGCAAGGATGGTACTACTCGTGAATATGCCGAGTTTCAAATCAGATACCGCGCTGCCAAGAGTGATAGCAAGACTAGCGACAATGGGCTGCCTTTGCCTTCCTGATCTATAAATCAGACCTAACAACCCAGTAAAGCCTTATGGCTTTGCTGGGTTGTACAACATTTGACTAGGTGATTGTTGTTTAATCCATATGAAATTAGTGCACTATCGTATTTTGATGCCGGATTCAGTCCACTTCCTGCTAATGGGAAACTTCTAGCAGTTAAAGAAGCCTCTGGACGACACCCAATGGCTAACATAGATAAAATAAAATCTTGGATATCTACACACAAATCATTCAATGTAGCATTAAGACTCCCACTAAATGTAATAGCACTTGACATAGATGCTTACAAGGGAGACCTTGAAAGATTAAAGAAGACCGAAGATGAATTGGGCAAGCTGCCTACTACGTGGAATTCGGACTCCCGTGGAGGACAGGGCGGCAAGGTATTATACCGAATCCCTGAAGCATTAGCATCAAAGAAATGGCTCAGCAATATCAATGGAATTACCATAATACAACACACCCACCGTTATGTTATGGTTCTTCCATCATATAATAGAGAATCAGAAACCAGATACATGTGGTATCAAGGTTTGGGCGGGCAGATAATTCCCGGTTATTACATACCTACGGTTCATGATATTGCTGAATTGCCAATCGAATGGGCGCAGGCACTAAAAAGGGATGACCAGATGACTTTCAATTCCAACTCGGAAGTGAATAATCTGGGGCTTGAGATATTCGATGAAGTGCCTCCCTGTAAATACATGACCATATTAATCAGAATGTGTAAAGAGAAGTTGTATGAATCTTACGACTTCGGCCTTCATGACACAGGTCTATCGATTCTGGCCTTACTACTGCGCGCTGCCGCCGACGGACACAGCGGAATATTCGACGCAATAGAAGAAATGTCTCAAGTATATTGTTCTGCATCTCGTCCGAGGGATTTAGCAATTGATTGGGACAACATACTGTCATGGCAATTGGCCCAAGTAGACGCAAGAGATATAAGCACAGTTGACTCTTGTGAGCTAAACATTTTTTTAGAAAACCAGATTGAAGCCGAAGTAAGAATGCTTATTGCGACGGGGATGACCGAGTTTAGAGCAAGAAGGCTACTAAATGGCAGAAGAGGCAGGTTAATGTGATTCCTACAGGCGACCAGGAGGAAGCACTAAAACAAATACACAAGTGGTTTCACCAAACCACTAATAGGGTATTTAGACTAGGGGGTCTGGCTGGTACCGGGAAAAGCTCACTAATTCCACTGATTCACACATACTTGGGGATAGAAAGCCGCGAAGTGATATACTCCGCGCCCACCAACAAAGCTACTTTGATCATACAGAACAGACTGAGCCGAACCGGAATTATAGCTAACGCACTAACCATACATAAGACCTTCTATATTAAGCAGGAACGCCACTGCGATGACTGCCCACTAAAGGAAACCCTAAAAAACATCTGTCACGGCCGATCAGGTTACAACCAATGCGGCTGCTATTTGGACTTCTTGGCCAGAGCCAGCGTAAACACCAACATAAAGCTGATCATTTGCGATGAAAGCTCAATGGTAAATCGTGAAGTCTATGAAGATTTGATGCACTCATTGCATGAGCGAGTGAAGATATTATTCATTGGAGATCATGGACAACTCGAAGCTATTGATGACGATACAAAAATAACCAAAGCTATGGGTAAGTTCGAGCTTATGAAATTCCCAGACTTCACCCTAGTTGAGATACAAAGGCAAGCAAAGGACTCAGCAATAATTCAGCTTGCTTACAAAGCAAGGAATGGGTTCGATATTGAAATTGGCGATCATGGTCCGGGAGTGCGGAAAGTCAGCATAACTGGTGATATAGATTTCGATGTCACAGATCCCGACCTGGTTGGAATAACATACTTCGCCAATGCAGATCCCACAAATCCAAATCATCGAGGAAGAATTTCCGTCACTGACCTCAACAAGATTTGGCGAGCAAATCTGGGCATAACCAGTCCACATCCTATACTGGGCGAGCGCTTGGTCTGTCGAGACTATATTAGGCGTTTGGGAATCCCTAAAGGTACCATGGGTGTCATCCACGACATAAAAAATATCGACAAAGAATCTTATTACGTCAAGCTGGTGCTAGATGATGGTCGCGAATACGAAAGCACCATTTCTTCTGAGCAATTTCACCGTAATAAGGCAATCTGGGGAAGACAGCACCTGGATAAATGGGATTTCGGATATGGCCTAACCTGTCACACTGCACAAGGATCGGAATTTGAATCAGTAGTTATCTTTGAACCATCTAAAGGATTTGCAAATTGGCTAGGAAGACAATCATATAGTAGATGGCTATATACTGCTATAACTAGAGCGAAGCGCAATCTATTGCTAGTGGGGTGACTCATGCCCCTACATCACCATTGGCCACCAGGCAAAATACTTCCCATACAAGAACTACTTCCTGAACATCCTAAAGTATCCGATTTGCCCAAATTACCCGGAAAGATAACTGGCCAGTTTACCTGCCCTGGCCTGCTATACTGCCTGTGGAAGTCGGGTCGGCACGCAGCGATGGTTACTGCGTGTAATAGATGGTCATGTGGGCGATGCGCAAAAATCAAGATCGACGAAATAACACAAGTTTTTGCGGACGCTACAGTTGACTCGCCAATGGTGTATGATGCATTATTTGAACAACACGAACTAAACAAGGTACTTAAACTGTTTAGGAAAAAAGAAATATCCGCCCTTAGCCTCAAGCTTCCCAACGAAACATACATATTGGCCTCAGACCATGCTGAAGCCAGAACCTGGACAATGACTCCATTAACTCGGGCCAGTGCTATAGCTAAATTACAAACCGTAGATACTACCAGAATTCGACGCAGAGATTTTATCAATAATTGGCGACCAGAAGCTCTTTACGAACCAAAAAAGGATACCGTGGTATTCTCTACTGTGTTCGCCAACATGGATGATCTGAAAGAAATTATTAGCGACTATGGCCTTGACATAAATAGCGAATTCATTCCAGGTGATCCACTCGATGCGGTTGAACGATTGACAAAGCTTCGAAAAGACCACACTATAGTATTTGATAATGTCGAATACTTAGTCGAGTAGGTGATATTATGGGCGGTAGAGGTTTAAATAGAAGAGACGACCCCGTAGCCGGAAGAGAGGCTTCACTACCCGGCGAATATCGTGCTGTCCTGGCCTTAAGGCGCAAAGGAGTTGGCTACGATGATATCGCGGAACAACTTGGCTACGAAAGTAGATTCGAAGTTATTGATATCTTAAATCGAATCTACCGAAACGTCAAGCCAATCAATGTCGAAGAAGTCCGGGATAGTATTGAATCACAAATAGATGACTTGACTACCGTATACATGGAACCAGCCCTTATGGGCAACGATAAGTCAGCTAAATTTGTCTTGGCCGCATTGAAACTTAAAGCTCAAATACGTGGTGCCATTCTACCGCCACAAGTCAACGTGCAAATAACCGGACAGAAACCTTGGGAAAAGGTCTATGCCACGACGTTGTCCGATGTGGACGAAAAGGGAAACATCATCGAGGGAGATGTGATCGAGGATGAGTCAGAATCAAAAGAAGAATATGATTTTTAGTTACATCGGTTTTGTGTTTAAAGTCATTCTGGTTGGTTTCGCCCGCAACGTGCTGCGGATTGGTCGCCATGTCGCAGATCATCGGATGCGTGATGGCGCAGTGGTAGCTAGCTTTAACCGTAGTGAGGCTTATCGCAAGCGCTACCAGGGACGACACTTTGCTAAGATCTGGAGTCCTCAATGGACTTAGTAATAGCCGCGCTACAAAAGCTCCAGCAAACTAGACATGAACGTCTGGATTTGATGCATGAACGTTACAGCGGTCAAGATTTCGGTGAATTAACCAACGTAATAGCAGATGTAATCAATCTGCTGGAACAATTTTATGTTTTAGCAACTTTACCAGCCGACGGATTTGTCTCTATTACTCCGGAGCGTCCAGGTGGACAAGAGGAAACATCCACTAGCGATATGTGAAAATTGCCCTTGGCGTGAAGAGGGTGCCTACGTACCTAGCCTAATCCCTAAAAGTGAAATAAAGGTTGCTGTTGTAGGTGAAGCTCCAGGTGCCTATGAGGCTAAGACAGGTATTCCTTTTACTGGTCCATCAGGTGAATTACTTGACCGAGTAATGGAACATCATGGTTTCAAACGCAAAGAACTTGCCCTGATCAACACGGTTGCCTGCCGACCCCACGGACCCACGGAGAAGCCACCTAAAGGCGCCATTGCCGCCTGTAGACCGCGTCTGGAGTCGGATCTGAGGCGAGCTGGCGCACCGGTCATCCTCGCGGTAGGCGGCACCAGCGCGCAAGCAATTTTGGGTGAAAGCAAACCTATATCAAAGTTAAGAATTGGTCAGTCCAGGGACAGTAGGTTTGGTCCTGTCATCTCAACCTGGCATCCTGCGTTTTGCTTGCGAACGCCAGATTCATTCCCGTCATTCGTTCATGATACAGGAAAATTAAATGGAAAAGAGCTTGCGCCGTGGGCGCCACCGGAGTACAAGGTCTTTAATGATCCGGCTGTGGCGCTGGTCGCTATCCGTAGGCTATTTGGAGTCAAACGTATCGTTATCGATATTGAAGCAGCCTCCGATAAAGATATTGACGATTCGCACCCAGAAGATTATGACTTACTATGTGTTGGTGTTGCGTACGCCCGGGGACAGGCTGTTATATTTGGCGATCGGGTATTCAAAGACCAAGAGTGCATTGATGCTTTCAAAACACTTCTCCAAAACGTTCAAATTGACGGATGGAATCTGAAATTTGACTTACTAGGATTGTCTCCAATCTTTGGGTTGATGAAGGTGGGACGTGACGGTATGCTCATGTCCTATACGGTAGACGAGCGTCCTAGGCAGCATGGACTCAAGCACAGATCAGTGGAAGATCTCAACGCACCAAGGTATGACGAAGAAATAGCGCAATATACCAAAGGTAAAGACGGAAGTTTCGCTAACATACCTAAAGATCTGCTTTACAAATACAACGCCTATGACGTAGGCGCCACCTGGGACGAGATGGACTACCTCGACCTGATGATGGGACCACAGCAACACAAGCTACACAAATTCCTGATTGATGCAGTGAACATGCTAATGCACGTAGAACTATCCCCATTGCATTTCGATCTACAATATAATGCTGGACTAGAAGAGATATATCTCAGGAAAATAGCAAGCTCACAAGTCGATATTGAGGACCACGTCGGCTATGAATTGAATCCACGTTCGTGGATGCAAATCATGAAGTATTTTGCCAGTAAAGGCATGACCATACCGACTACGAACCGTGACTTCCTAGTAAAAATACGACCACTCTGTGCACTTGAGGTGCAAAAATTCATCGATCTAATTCTCATTAATCGTAACCTGTCAAAAGCATACGGGACATATGTCAAGGGACTGCGGAAGAAGGTAAAAGATGGGAAGATTAATACTACTTTTTCACTTCACGCCACAACGTCTGGCAGAACTGCTTCTAAGAAACCTAATTTGCAGAACGTCAAGCGGGATAAACCAATTAGAAATCAATTCACGGCCGGAGAAGGGCTGATACTTGTTCAAGCCGACTATTCTCAAGCGGAAGGCCGGACCATTGCTGATTTGGCTAAAGATAAATACCTACAGAAGGTATTTTCAGATCCGAAGATTGATATCTTTAATGACATGTGCGATCGCATTTGGTCAGGAGGTTGGGATAAAGAGAACCGTGTCTCAATCAAGTCTATCTTCTACGGGTATTCATACGGTCGCAAAGCAAAGTCGATTGCTCAAGAGCTCAAGAAACCAGTCGAATATGCCATAGATCTAATGAAGGAATTCAAGGCACTCATTCCCGATGTTGTGGCCTGGCAAGCAGCAATCAGGCATGAAGTACTAGAAAAACAAGAACTTTGGACACCATTTGGCCGTAGACGCAGCTTCCATCTTATTACTAATGAAAATCTAGAAGATGTTATCAATGAAGCGCTGAGTTTCAAACCACAATCAATCGCCTCGGACATATGCTTGCGTGCGGCTGTAAGACTTCAGCCTCGACTGAAGTCAGAATTCAATGCAGATATTAAACTACTAATCCATGATGCCATTGTTACTGAATGTGCACCGGAACATCGAGAAGACGTAATTTCCGTGATGAGTGAAGAAATGGTACGTTCTGGAAGAGAATACACCGATTGGGTGCCATTCAAGGTTGATACATCTTGGGGGTTTAGACTAGGAGAATTGTGAGTAAAATATTAATTGGAACATTGATAACTGTTACAATCATACTTTTATGTTTTGGAGCTTTTGAATTATATGGAACTTAACGCCTGGGATTACTTTGAAATTCGATTTGATCCGAATCCAAGTGGTACTTACTTAAATGGTTACTGGACATGCTACGCTGAGCCAGGTTACGATGGATCGGGCTCAAGTCCACTGGAAGCAATGGCCGAATGCATGATTGCCATGTCCAAAGCATTGATAGAACAATCGAATGCAGATAAGAAGAACAAAGAGGCCGAATGAAGATAGTAAAACCAACTAATCCACCCACTATGGCTGTAATTGTAGATACAGTCATTCATGATGAATTAGTTTTTAACATAACTCCATCACATATCGAGCATACCCGAATAGATTTAGTTTGGGTTAGTAAGGGTATGGTAGGAGTACTAATTGGCACACCAGAATTAGTGGGAGCTGCCATACCGCCAGCTATCAAGCCTGGCATGCGAATAGTCGCCAAGATAACTATCCATCCTAGTGTGGTACACATATACGAAGACAACATCGAGGAGATCTGATGGAACAGTTAGAACCATACAAAACTGAGATAGAATTCGCCGATGTTAAAGTTGAAATTATGTTTGACGGGTTCTGTCTGACAGTAATGTCAGAATCCAAGTACGTTTTCGCTGCATCGGTTAATGATCCATCTGTGTCCGATCGAGGAAATGCTTGCCTTTTGCTGTTCGATCCGGATGAGTTGGCTACTAGACTAGACGATGAAGAGGAAACATCTGACGAATTCTGTTTGGTTCGAGACTTAGATTACTCCATCTGCAATCTTCCTAGAGGACACGAAGGAGTAGTGCATCAAGAGGTACTTGAGGATGGAACGCTGTGGGCGGAATGGCGCTCAATCACAAAATACAGCGAAACCAACCGAGCAGAAAAGTATCTTACTCCTAGCGAAAGATCACCAAATGTGGTGAAAGATAGTTTTAATGAATGAAGAGGAACCAAAGACAAGAAAAAGTGCGGTCTATAACGTTAATGAAGTAATTTTGAACGACTCTGAATCTTGGAAGGACGGAGCTATAAGGCAGTCAATCCGAGATATTATTGAAGAGTTGGAAGACGTCACTATTTCTGGTTGGTCTAGTTATTTAGATGATGAAATGTCAAAGAAGAAGAAGAAGAAGAAGAAATCAAGATGGCAGCGCAAAGACAAATGAACATTGAACTTTGGTATTGTACCTGTATTAAGGGCAAGAATGATGGATTCAAGAATCTTGGGCAGCAACACTGGGTTCACTCAGTTTGCCTCAAACCAACCTATCTATTTTGGATTAATCAAGTGTTGATTGAAAAGTACTGGAGCGAGCTCGATGAAATCATTGAGCGAATAATCGACCAAAGCGAACTAGATGATGGCCTAGACAAGGGACGAGCCGAGACGGCTTGTTTATTCATTGCCATGTTACTCCGACCACACAATCCCAGCGTCAAAGACGTACGTGATATGGCAGTCAAGCGTTATAGGGACAGACATGTCATTAGATCCGGTATTGCAGGCTGAGAAGTCCTGCCGCAGTTGTCGCCGTCCAATTTTTTGGTATCCAACAATTGGATGGATACACGATGAATTAATGCAATACGTCAATCAGGAAAATACTTGTGATTCCGCACATCCAGTATCATGCGGGTCGCATCGCAGAGGAGCTTGTCCTCATGGATGGACCTGACTTACGCAAGAAGAAAATAATTCATCGAGTTATCGAACGAATCGATGCAAGAATCTTAATTCTGGTGGCAATCCGCAACCGTCTGGCCGAGCTGGAGCAAAAAGATCAAGGATCTTGATTCGGACCCTACCCCTACCCTAGACACGTAGATCAACAGGGCTCAGATTGGACACAAAACGGTGAAGTTAAAATTCGATGTAACAAAAAACTCCCGAATAATGGCTATAGACCCGGGAGTTACTTGCGGTTTTGCTTCAACTGGTCCGATGATGTCTGATCTTAAGGTTTTCCAGAAAAAATTCATTATGCATGATGACTTCATCGAGGTCATAAACGAATTTTACCCTGACATCCTAGTCATCGAGAAGTTCGTCATGACACATAGAGATAAAACGGACTTCACAGCAATTGAATACATCGGGTTGGGCAGATGGTTTGCCCAACGTCGAAAAATTCCATTTGTATTACAAACGCCTGGACTTGGTAAAGGTTACTTTACTAATGATAAACTCAAGCGCTTGGGTGTATACGTGCCGGGTAAGCCCCATGCCATGGATGCCACCCGTCATTTGTATCAATTTATGATTCTCAACGAACTCTTTGACCTGACACTACTAAAGGAATCACGTGACAGTTAAATTTAGTTTTTCTTTAAGGTATTTTGTTCTCGGAGCATATCTGGATCGTACCTTAAAGACAGTGCACATATATCCACTACCGTTTGTTAGAATTTCTTTCTCAGACAGATAGGGAATAATATGGAAAAAGTTTATCTATTGGGCAGCGAATACAAGGATGACAATCAAAAAGATACGATCATCTATGGAAACATAAACGATGCGATATCTCATGCTAAGGATTTTATACAAAGAATGTGTAACGCTAAGAGCAAGATAAAGCAACTTGACGTTGATGGGTATGTATACTTTGGCATCAATCTTTCTGAAGGTATTCTAGTTTACGTGCAAGAGAAGACCATTGTATACACTACATCATCTTCATATTCATTTGGTCCACCAACTTTAGTTGAATAGAATGGCCGGGCTATATGCCCGGCCAATTTTTACTTTGGTCCCAACACACCCGTCTTGTGTGCATCCTCAAATGGTGACACCTGATGTCTCGTCATCAAAGCGAGGAACGACAGCACTAGCAAGTTGAATGAACCAACTTGTTCTTGGGTCAAATCTAGACCGTATGCGCCTGCCAGAGCTACCGCTGAGGACACAGCGTAAGTGAATACTTGTGGGGCTATGGGTCGCGTTCTCCATGCCGCGATAGCACCAAAAACAGCACTAATGAACGTTATTATCAGGGCTGCTTGCTCGGGGGAGAGGAAGCCCAAACCGAATGTAACAAGAAAATTTATCGCACCTGCTATAACAGCAAACCATAAAGTAAATTCTCTACCTAGTATATTCTTCATCATAGTACTTACCCCTTTGTATTATGTTCAAGTTAATGTCACTCCTGCTCAAGAACATCGACTTGAATTTGTGTAGCCGGTAGGGTTACGGTAGTGTTAGGGAAATTAATCACAGCTTTGAGTGGCCAATCAATTGTAGTACTTCCAGAACCATTCTTTATTTGACACAGTTGCTGTAACCTCGCCCATGCGTCAGCACCATATATTCTGCCATCACCACCAGTAACAATACGAGAAAGTGCCGATGCAGTTTCATCGCCATAGTCGCTGTCCGGACCAGCCACAGGAAGACATGCAGGATCAAATTGAAGAAGTTGTAGTTGCATAGCCCTTACTTTTTCACCGACGTCGCTATATTTACAGAACATATCATCGTCTCCAATTCCAGCTACAATAGCCAAATACTGTTCTTTTGTTTCGCCTCTTAGGGCAGACAAAATAGCATCCGCTGCCACCATGTCTTCGACGTATTTGCGGCGGATTTCTCCATGAACGTGCCATTTGTGATCAGGTGTAGTGATCGATATTCCCTTGGTGACAAAGTCATATCGTTTGGCGTCACCACTACCAAACCAACCATTGAAAGCATTGAGATATATTCTGCGAGGATCGGTGACATCATTCCATACCCACCACAACCGATCACTGCACAAGGTCATGTCTCTGGTATTCATTGACATGTCAATGGCCGCAGCCAAATCACGTGGCCATTTTCCCGGAGGGGCTTTATCATCGGGACGAATCACTGAGTAGTTAGTCGAAGACTGGTCTTCGATTGATATGTGGTACCCTCCCCGAGCCTGATGGGCAGGGTCGCCCACAATGCCCGAAAGCACTGCCGAAGGGTAATAGCTTTCCCAATTGCTGGCAATATACCTAGTAGTAGCATGCGCTTTGGTTGTCATCACGGTACCGCAATCACATCGTAATTTGGCTCTTCGGCTGCCCGATATCTGTTCTTCTCCCCTACGGTGTAGACCTCCATGGCTTCTTCATCACGTACAGTGAATGAGTCATTGAACCAATCATATATCCAACACTTATTACCTTGTTTGTCTACTAAAAGTATTCCTTTAGGGAACCTCGAAATCATGATTTCCCCGTTTAGTGGACCACCAAAACAAATTCCTTCATAGTACAGATTTTCATCCATCGGTTTGGCTCCTTACTCGCTGACCACCAACCATATTTATTCTAGGCAAAGCACGCTCTCGAATACTTGTGTTACGTGCCCTAAGTTCATCACTTTTGGGTGCTCTAGGACTAGGCAAATCCGGTGCCGCCAGACCAGCCCTTCTAGCACGAATCAAATCTCTTTTTTCTCGAACACGAACTTGATCTATAGGTGAACGCTGCTTTATTACTTGAATCGGATTGTTATCCACTGCATTGATATATTCGTCAGGGAAGCCCGCAGCTTGTAACCTGTTCTTCAATGTTTGAGGATCGTCAGTAGGAGTCATTGGACCCAATGCAACCTTCGCCGCAGCCAACCGTTCCCGTTTTTGTTGTCTAGCCATTGTAGCATTCGGATGATCATCATCTCTAGGCATTATCGATTCGTAAATAGCAAACTCTGCTAGTTCATCTTCATCGTTTATTTCATATTCGGCCGAAAGCCATTCCATCCGCTGTGGTGGAATCGACAGCCCATTATACTCAATTGTCATATCGTCATTAACTATTTCCCGGACAACTTCTATTCTTTTTGCTTCCTGGTTATATCTTGCGCAAATGACCCTCATCTCACGCATTAACTACACCTCACAACAAAGAAGTTTACCAACTTGCTGCTACCAGTAGAACCGAATCGAACAGTAAAATCTGATGTCGAGTATCCATCCAAACTCCATTGCAATGTGCTGCCTGACTGATGTACAGTAATTATTGGTAGCATAGGATCGGCGAATGGCGTAAAATAAGCATGTGTCCATGTAGAGAAACCAGAGCTTGCCAGGAATACTCCAGGATAAAATGTTTGTCTGTTATCGTATTGCCATGAGTCTCGTATTTTACCTTTAAGCAGAATTATTTCTGGTATGACTGGATCTACCCCCAGCCAAACATATGATTCATTTCCACCAAATGGTAGATGGGAAAGCATACCAAATCTTCTGGTCAGGATTACCTTACCACCATCCTGAAAAAGATCAGCTAACCTTTCTACTTGTATCTGTACAGCTTGATCCTTGTCTGGTGGTATACCAAAATCAAAGCCGAACCAGGATATTTCATGGGTATCATTATCACCTAATGGGAACATGCGAATTTCCGGAACAGAACCATGCATGATTCTAAGCACAGTCGTTCCGTCTGATTCTTTAACCTTAATGTCTCCATTAAGTACGATCAGATCACCATCCTCAATTGAGGTGTGACCAATCCGCAAGCCAACTTCAGAATTCCTTACTCTTTCAGTAAGATCCTTAACATATTCGATAATATCTGGTTGTCCACGAAGTCTTGTAGGCTCAGCGTCATATCTATTACTCATGAAACATCACCCTCAAACATTAGTCGAACATATTCTACGTGATCATCACTGGGTGGGTAATACTCCCAGCCTAAAATTCTAGAATTAAATATTAAATTAGATCCGATATGTGATGGATCATTAAAATGAATTTCTGCTTTATCGCCCAATCCATAGCTACCAAACTGCGGCTCCAGGTCACCCTTGACCTCAACCGTGTAAACCGGTACTCCGGCCTTCCTAAACCTTGACGCTTGTACAGTCAATCCGGTAAGCAAACCTGCATCAGATATGTCTTTAAAGCTAAGTGCCACATCGTATCTAGGAAAATTCGAGTTAATTAGATCTGTATGTATCACTTCTTGGGTCAGCATAGACGAGCCCTCGCCCGCGCCTACTCCGTAGATATGGGTGGCCCTGCCGGACATGGAGCCGTTGTTCCAGTAGTTTGTAATTTCGCCATCGTAATACAATATTAGCGGCTCATTTGAACCTAGGGTGGGATAACCAATTCTCAAAGTCTTAGTAAAAGCTCCTTCGCTTTCCGCGACATCTATGGTCCAATCGAAACCATCATCGCCATTAGCAACGCTATCCATGGCTTGGCGGTATCGCTTAAATTCTACTCCCTTTACCATAAGGGTCTTGAGTACCACATCAGGAAAAGATGAAGGTAGGGTTACTTGCCAACTGTTTGAATCGGACATCATTGAAGTCCAAAGATTTAGAAATATATTACGCTGCTCAACTTCTATTTCTTCAATGTCAACTAAAATCAATCGAGCTTCAGGATAGCTTTCAAAAGCTTTGCAATATAACTCATAAATCTTTGCTTGACTCTGATAAGTTCTGGTCCACACGATCCCGCCCCAAATCGGCTGGGTATCACGTAAACACATTACATAGCATCTTCCCTCTTCAGTAGCCGACATCAAATCACTATTGTCTTTACCGGTCTGATCTAATTGAAATGAACCACGCAATTCACCTTGACCAAATCCACGAGTCATTGACACACCCTGAAGACGAATTTCTTCAATTATTTGTCCAGTCAGCATGTCACCAAAAACGTAAGCAATATCCGCCATAAGCTCTCCTAGATAAAACCATATAAAGCAAAACTCGATCCAGCAATAAAGCTTCCTGCTCCAGGCACCAATCTAATCGAAGTAATTGCCGCAGAACTGCGCCATCTACCCATAGCATTACGTGTTACCAAGGATCCAGTCGCAGTACCATTGCTCCATGAACTTTGGTTAATTGATAGCTTTAAGAATGTAGTAGATGCATACCAAGGAATGTCAATAGTGAATATTGCTGGATGACTCGCCGTAGTACCGGCTGCTGGCATCTCACGCATGGGGATGCCAATTTGGGCCAACGACTCAACAGCAGCCGTAGCAGCCTGCTGACCTGCCATCTCCTGGTAGTCATAGTTCGCAGCAGTGTCTCCGTTGAATTGCATGAACAGGTTTGTCTGAACACCTGCTGTATCAGATCTACAAAGCACATACAACCTTAAGTTTCTATACGTCGCTGGAATGGATGAGAAAGTAACTGACGCAGTCGTTCCTACCAAGACCGATTCATTTATCTTAGCAAATCCAGCAGGATATACTTGGTTATATGCCGCACCATCCCAAATATATTCCCGGCCAACATCCATAGACCAAACACGCTGTCCGGCAGATATCTCAGTGCTTCCTGGACGGGTAGCATCGCTTCTTGCCCTTATTTGTCCACCAAGGGCTGCCATATATATTCTGGTGTCAGTTATTTCACCATTAGTAATAGCCGTATCGTTGGCAGCAACCGCCACCTGTGCAACAGTAATAGAATTAGCCGGAGCTGCTGGTACTGCTGGAGATGAAGCAGGAGTACCAGTTATTACCTGAAGCTGTACATCATTGCTTGCCCCACTGTATTGTGCATCACGTACATTAACGACAACGATATCAATTCGGGCCAAGGTAGCATGGGCGGCGGCGATGCTCAAAGTTACCTGAGCATCATTGACAGCGAAATAGTTTCCTTGTGTGCTGCTCTCTGAACCAGGAATAGAGCACGCTCCCGATCCCACCAGCACAGTCATGTTGGGTGAACCCGCCTGAGTGACGGCAAACTCAGTACCGAAGCCCTGATGCACTCCGCCTCGGGCTCTTAGTGATGTTGCAGAGGAAAAAGTTCCGGCCTGAAGCGATGCCAAATACATCCGCATCTGCGCCGCTGTATGCGTGCTCAGCGCCTGTATCCAACCGGGCGGATTTAGAATTGTCATATTATCTCCAAGCCGAACGGAAGCTAACGTTCAACGAACTACCCACACCAGCTGACGCACCATAGCGAATAAATGTGCTTCCGGGATTCAAGAAAAACCATTCGAAGTTGGTCATGGTGTTTCTTCGATTAACTGTACCATTCAATCGTACTGTTTTATATAAAGCATCTATCACCAAGGTTTCGCCTGCGGCTAAGTCTATATTGAAAGCTAAAATATTACCATAAGTTTCATCACGTATTGATGGACTGGTAGACGGACCGGTAATGGTAAAGATTGGTGGTGTCGGTCTATTGCCTGCATTGTTGACAAAGCTTCCATCTGGTGATGCCGCCCCACCAAAGCTGAGATCAAAATCTAAGTTGAACCCAAAACCCGTAAGTGACCCAGCTGTGAATGGAATATCAACTAAGTTAGATGTCGAAGTATAAATTCTTGGGTCCTCAGCGAACATTTTGAATTGAGCTTTAGCTTGACCCGTACGTCTGATCTGTTCCCAATCGTACTTAACTCCCAATGGCTTTACGTATACTACTCTTTCATCTAATCCTGGTACTTTAAAATAAAATGGTAATGTAACTCTGCTGGGCGCAAAATTGAATTTCAGTGAGTCCAGATAAGTTTCCATTGTACCAGAATCAGTGAAGATTTCAGCATTTATTAGTATGTCCCGCCCACGCTCAAATTCAGCATCCATGAATCCGCCATCTGCACCTTCATGCTCTCTTCGCGTTTCGCGGTATGGTGCATTATCCAGTCCTATCACGGTAATGACATCAACGAAGGGCAAACCCGAGGAACTAGAGTTAAGCACAATCCCTGAGTTCCCCAACATAAACGTGAGATCTTCGGTTAATGTCATTTAGGACCTCATAGCCTATTACCCAGCTCGAACCCAAGCTCCTCAGCGTGGATTCTCGGGTTGATTTCCTGCGTACTTACTGTGATGTTTTGAATTATGGTCTTCTCCTGCACCGGAACACCAGCAAATGCGGTAGTGGGAACAGTAAAAGTAGGAGCTGCTAGTTGTCCGATCTGTCCCGTTACTCCCTGTAGCTGAGCCTTTATCACAGGGATCTGACTCATCAGACCATTCAAGAATCCCTGCATGATATTCTTACCCACTGGAACCAAGAGCTTGAGGTCAACAGACTTTGGCCCCTTGACCTTAGGGATCATATCGGTAATCTCTTTAAGTTTCTCTCGCAGATCCTTAACTTTCTCAGTGATACCTCTAATAAAGCCCAGAATCAAGTTTCTACCAGCGTCAATCAACCAATCGCCAGCATTCTTAAAGAAATCAAGTAGCGGCTTGACTGCATTACGGACGGAGTCAACAATGTCTCTCCACGCACCACCAAATTTATCCCGGACACTGTTGGCCACATCAAAAACAAAGTCTCGCACCTTCTGTGCCCATCCACTTACCACATTGAACACGTCTCGCCAGAACGAAAGCGAAGCATCGTATACCTTGTGCCAAGCATCGGATATCTTCTGGGCTATTGGGTTTATCCAGTCCTTTATTATCTCACTAATCAACGTGGTAAAGAATCTAATTACATCAAGAATTAAACCGAACACTTCGCGGAATAGATCAGTTAGTGGCCTCAATCTATCCGCAACATTCTGGGCAACCTCCATGATAAATCCGACGACTCGGTCACGTAGATTAACAAAGAATGATACCACAGCATTGAAAGCTATAACTATCCACGACCACAGTGTCTTGAGGGCATTGACAAAAGCAAAGACACTTAATATTACCCCCGCAATTATAGTGACGAAGGCCAACAAAGGTGCCGCAAGCATCACTGCGCCTATGATTAGCATCCACTTCACCAGTTGCGCAGCGAAGGCAAGGAACGGTCGGATAGAATCGGAATTCTTCTCCCACCATTCGGCCATCTTATTTATTGCAGGGATAACAAAGTTGTTTATTACATCAGCTATATACTCGAATGCCTGTCCTGCAAGGTCTTGAATTATTCGAGCAGATTCTTTAATCTTGGGTACAACAACCTCAACCCAAATTTGAATAAACCTTCTCACTGCTGGAAGGATCTTATTTTCGATCACTTCCCACAGTCGCTCAAGCGCTGGCCTAAGGTTACTGTCGAACGATTTCTGTACACTCTGTGCTGCCTGCATCGCCGTGCGCCAGAAATCAACAATAACTCTATTTATTTGCGATATGATATCTCTAAATTGTTGACTGTTCTTCCAAGCTAGAACGAACGCTGTACCGAATGCCAAAATAGCAGCAGTTACTGCGGCAATTGCCGCTAGTATTGCTACCAACGCGGTACCCGCCAGCATAATTCCGGAGACGAAGAAAGCCAATACACCAATTAGAACGACCAGTACACCAACTGCAATTGATATTACTGATCCCCATAGGAGCACTTGGGCAATGACATTCTTTACTGGCTCGGGTAGCCGCTCAAACGCATCCAGTACCCGTCCTAGGATGGTCATGAATTGAATCAAATGCGGCATTACTGCGCGGCCAAGTGTTTCTTTTATAAGTTTCCACTTGTTCTCTAGCAATACCGTCTTTGCTGCTACACTATTAGCCATAGTTTCGTAAGAATTTTGGAATACTCCGGTAGAGTTGGTCATGAAACCCATCATCTCTTCGAAGTCACCAAAGTTCTTAAATGCTGTGTCCCAGAACCTCCTGGCCTGAATTGTGCCGCCTGCACCTTTGAACAATTCTTGGAAGAATGCCGCTCGCTCAGGCTGTGCCATCTCAGCAAGCTTTTTGTTCATTTGGGTCATGACCTCAATTAGAGGTAAGAATTCTCCTCTTGCGTCTCTGACCTTTATTCCGATTTGTTCCAGTCGACCAACTGTAGTTGGGTGGGCGAAAGATTCCAAAGCTCTTGCTGCTGAAGCAGCAGCCATAGCAGCAGACAAACCGTTTCGGGTGAGGAATGCCAGCATGGCACCCAATGTCTCAATGGACTGTCCAGATCTAGCCGCAGCAGGGAGCGCTCTACCAATGACGTTAGACAATTCCTCATAGGTGATAACACCCTTTCGAACAATTTGGAACTGTACATCCTGAATACGACCAAGGTCTTTCGTACTCAAGCCCAAAGAGTTCAAGATTGCAATGTTAGATCTGGCTGCATTTTCAATAGTAGTTTGTCCAGCAACCGCTTCCTTGGCAAAACCTTTAAGTAATTGTTCAGATTCAGCTAGAGTTACATTCATCGATGAGAAGACAAAGAACAGAGTTTCTTGCATCTGCTCAAACGGAATTTCAACCTCGCGGGCTACCCTCCGGCCAACCGCAGCCAAGTCTTCCAGACTGATGGAAACATCATCGACCTGAGTCTTAGTCGCGCGCACTTGCTTTTCGTAAGCTACTGCAACATCGGAAGCACTTTTAAGGAAATGTAGTCCTGCAACTCCCATACCGGCCATGGCAGTACCGGCTAGCATTGACGTCATAGCGAATTGCTGCATAGTCAATGCTAACCGCTGCATACTCCGATCAAAATTACTCATATTAGAAGCCGCAGCATTTGCCGCAGATCCAACGTTATTGCCAAATGAGCGTATAATCCTACTAGCTTCGTCCCTGGCACGAAGCACGATCCATAGATCACGGGTTATGGCCATTTAGCACCTTAAGTTTTGTTGTTTTTATTATCCAGCTCGGCTCGAACTGCCCTAGCTTCCTGCACTCCATGTAAGAGGAACATGAATAGTGCATCTTGCTGTAATATACCGCCAGGTCTAGGGAGGGCATTCAATTCTTGACAATCATTAATTAGTTGAATGACTAATCCAACGTCAATATCAACTTGCTTAGCCTTTGTCAGTATGGCAGCTCTGAGCCGATGCGCTAGTTTTTTATATCTTCGTCCTCTTCAAAAGAATTCAACTCATTAATGTACTTTTGGATCTCGTCACCTATCCTACCTTCAAGAATTTTGACATGTGCTGGATTCTTGAAATCAAGCAATTTATCATTGGCATCAGTTAAATTATGCCTAACGATTAGATTCGCAAATTCCCAAAGCGTAGTCTTCTCTTGCAGCAAATCCATTTGCAGTTTCATCGAATCGTTCTTGGATTTACTTTGCATTTCCATTGCAACAGATGCCATCATGTCTTTTCTAACCAAAGACTCACCAAATGTCATCCGCCGAATTTCAACCACGCCACCTTGACAAGATGTTAGCTTGAATTCATCAGAATTCTGTATAACTACAGCAATAGGCATTGAAAATTGCTCCTTAAGTACTAATAACAGGTATCGCGATAACGAGTAGAAAGAACACCGAAAGTAGAGTCAGACCTAGTGGAAGCATTCCGACGCTGGTTCGGAAAGTCTCCACAAGAAAACAAGCTATTGCAGCTAGTATTGCAATCAAAGCTATCAAAGCGAGTGGGTCCATCTTGACTCCCCCAATCAGAACGATACATAGACATCGACTTCATTGGCATCCGGGTGTGATCTTGGTCGTATCCCGATCGAACCGGTACCGTATGTTACCCCAGACTGCTTACTCTTGAGGATCGGGTAACCGTCCGAGGCAAAGGCCATAATCTGCACACTAATTCGCTTGACATACGTAGTATTACCAGCCACAGTTTTTGGCTTAAGGTATATACAATGCTTGCCAACCAATGGCATCCAACCATGAATATCTGTGCCAGCTACGCCACCGGATATTTGCCTGGCCAGATCCGTTTCGTTCACCCGATTAACTGTTGGCACGGTCACCCCCACAATCAGCCTGGCAGCATCACTGGATGTAGCTTGCCCTATTACTTTAGCCTTTACCTTCGACAGTGGCCTCGACGTATTTGTCTCTACTATCTGACCAACTGCTTTAATCTTCTTACTTGATATAGCCTGTGCAGTGTCTGTTTCAACAACTTGTCCAACTGTGGATGGTGCACCAGGGCTGATAACAGACTGTGCGGTATTCGTTTGTTGTACTTGTCCAACAAGCTTTACCTTACTCTTGGACACCGTATTTGCTGTGTTGGTATTTACTACTTGACCAATGGTCACAGTCTTGCGTCGAGTTACTACTTGGGCAGTTTCAGTTTCAGTAACTTGACCGATAGCTTTAACTTTAAGCTTGGTGAATGCCTGGGCAGTATTGACGTTGGTTATTTGACCAACAGCACGGGTCTTGCGTCGAGTAAATGCCTGTGCAGTATCAGCGGCAGCAACCTGAGTTACTGTCTTGGTTTTAAGTTCATTTATTGTTTGGGTAGTATTGCTGTTTACTACCTGACCAATAGTCCGGGTCTTTCTGACTGCAACATTCTGGGCAGTATTAGTCTGAACAACCTGCCCAACAACAATGGTTTGGCCAGTAAGCTCAGTAACTGCATTCGAGGCACTGATCTCGCTGACTTGCCCAATTGTTCTCGTCTTGCGTCTGGTTACTGCCTGTGCGGTATTAGTCTCGACTATTTGTGTGAATGCTTTGAGCTTACGTTTGGTAATAGCTTGCGCGGTATCAGTTGCAGCTATTTGTCCAACAACTTTAGTTTTACGCTTAGTTATAGCTTGTGCTGTATTGGTATTAGTAACTTGGTTTACTGTAACATTTATTGGTGCAGCAGCAGCTCCAATAACGGCAATAAGAACTTGAGCTTTGAAGTTGGCCGTCAACAACAATGTGGCAGTACAAGTGCCAGTGGAACCGGCAACAGCCTTTTCACCAGTCATCATGGTGAAACCGCCACCACCACCGGCTGTTGCCCAACCATCCATTCGTTCGGTGACGCTGGCAAGAGTAGCGTTAGCCCAAGTGGAAGTACCCGCAGTAGATGAAACATCTTGACCGGTAGCAAAAGCAGCCATAACTAGGCGGTTAGCACCTGCGGTAGTACCTGCGGCAATGCTAACTGAAGTATCCGCCACCAGCTCTGTGGTAGGAGTAGCAAAGTCGAATGGCGTTCCAGTAGTAACACAACCACGCAGGATAATCATCCGACCAACCATGTGGTCGCCTGCATCGGCTATTGAAGGTGCAGCCTCACTTGCGGTTAATCTACGCCAAAGAACTGTGAGTTTAGTCGGGGCTGTTCCTGTCGAAACATTGGATTGGGTTGCTTGTGCCCAGTTAGTGGGTGGCGTGACGGTATCACCAGTAGCTGACTCGATGAAAGTAAAAGCTACGTCGTTGAGTATTGCAGTGTATCCACCGGGATAAGCGGGGGTAATGCCAGCAGCACCGCTAGTGACAGCACCTACACCAACTACCGTTGGCATTGCCATCTATTACACCCCCCTACCTCCATTACGCATTGTCTGGAATAAGACCAATAGCTGTCACTTGTGAAATGTCGGTTGCACCAATCACTTTCGAGGCCACAGTATTTGCCGCTACGTACTGGGTACCATCTACTCCATCAATGGTATAAGTGAGTGTGGCCCCACGGGTTCCAGATGGCGTGGTGACTAAAATACTGACCATTGACTGAGCCAGTGTGTCTTGATAGACATATGCACTGAATGCTCCACCCTCAATTTCCAATGCACTGTATGCTACAGCTAGTTGAGTAGCAAGTTCTGCTAGCGCCCACTGTATACCGACGTCAGGTGTAGCATCACCCGCGTTACCAAACTCAATCGCCAATGCATCAAGCTTGGCTTGAGTAACCACATAAGGACCGCTACCGCTACCCCTAAGCGTTCGGCACATCCAACGGTAAGTCGTGGTGTCAAATCCAGCATCAATGGCGTCGCCACCCATGGGATTAATCGTCACGCCATCATTGGCCTGAACTTGAAGGGATGCTGCTGAAGTACTTGCTGCCCAACCCAACGAATACATCCGAATACCTCGCCCGATGACATTATTTGTCGCCATGGCATAAGTTTCCATCGGAATTTTACACAAGTTGCTGGCATTGACAGTAATTTGCGCAACACCATCGGCAGAAGCACCAATCACTGGAGGTATTTCATCCACTGCGCTGATAGCACCAGCCGAAGTAAATGCTACCAACGTGCCACCGTTGCTGGTGTAAACGTTGAAGTTGGCACTAGTTCCGGTAGTTGTGGCAGTTCCGGCAGAATCTGGTCGCAACGGTCTGATGTTAACCAGACCCATTGGGAAACCCTTGCGGGCACTTGAAAAGAAAACATCGTCGTAATAGACGGTAGCCGTAGTACTTGTCTGCCAACCTAGTCTAAATCTAGTGACTTCGCCAGCAGACATGCCTGTATTAGTAGCTTGCGTTTGCGTTACTGGTAGTGTAGCGTCCAAACTGTCATAGTCAACTTGCCAATCACATATGTGTGTGGTGGTACGTGGATCATAAAGCAATTCGATGCCGATCCACTTATTGAAAGCGACTACCGCATTGGATACTACTTCAGTTCCCGTGCCGACTTTTACCCCAATTTTCTGGGTAGCCGTACGATACCAAACCTTAACGCTGTTTGCTGCTATGCTGACTACCTCAACGGAAGCTAGCTCTACGTCCACTCCTGGCAGAGCGCCATCGAAATAAATAGCAAATGAGGGATTAGCTGCCAGCGGCGATCCGAAGCCTCCATCGAGGTTTTTGTCAAACCCATCAATCCAGGTAACACTTTCGGCAGCTGCACTGGAGGTGAGCTTAAGACTATAGGTCCCAGAGCGTTTAAAGGTAGAAACTACTTCAGGTGTACCCACCACCTCATCGAAGACAGGAAGATCACCAGCCGAACCAATTTGCGTCAAGGTGGTAGGCGTGCCGAATTCAAATCCGCACATCGCTCGGGCAATGGGAGCATATTTTCCTGTTGCGCTATAGAGGACGATCATAATGCTGTCGGTGGGAGATGATGGAGAAATGCTCGCCGTCACATTGAGTGGCGCAATTGACTGATAAGCTCTAACGGACACGGACATCCGAATGCCCCTAGTACCATTCGTCCGTGAGGGTGAAGCTATTTCTTGCCAGTTATCAGTATGCCCATTGATATCAGGAATGGCTCCGGCAGCAGCAGAAGCCGAATGTAAGGCAATACCCAAAGCCTCGTATGAACCAGAGTCAGCCGAGGTTAGAGTTTGGGAGGCTACCAAAGAATAGACTGAAGACTCTTGGTAAGTCATGCTGACCCCAGCCAGTCCAGTGGTATCGGCATAAATTTCAAAGTCGACACTCTCTAGCTCAAGTGCCACCCACACCACTTGCTGCGGACCATTAACGGTTACCGTAAGAGTCCAAGGAGATTCAACACCAACATTGACCTTAGTGAAGACGAAAGGGTTCTGCCATGAATCCGAGCTTGCAAATCCTGTTTTTTCGAATCCAGTAATGTCAAGGTCAGTGGGAGTACCATCGCTCGACCCAGTGGCAGTACCAGAGGCAAGTATCACCACCATATTTCCGGCAGTAGTACTTGCAGGCAATGATACTGATCCACTGGAGCCAGAAAAGTTACCGTTATTAATTTGAATAATACTATCTTGAGACAGCGGCATTGTCGCTCCCTACGAAGCTCGATAGAACCCACCCACGGCAATCTGTGCCGTTATGTCAGAACCATCCGGAGTCACGACAAAGTCATGCAATGTCATCGGAATTATGTTGGCGTCAGTACCAGCAGCAGAATCAGAGTCATAAGCAGTAACAAAATCGTTCCAGCCGTCACCTGCCACAACTGCGGTCCACGTCTGATCTGGAATGTCGACATCTGTCCGGTCGTTGGTATCATCAACGGTAACGGTTATTCCGCCAGTGGCGTTGTCCAGAACTTTACGGGCATAACCAGAGTTGGTCACTTCGTTGGTGGTTCCAGCCACAAGTGCGGTAACTGTGTCCACATCAATCAAAGTGGCGTCGGCCTCGATTCCCGCTGTTGCCAAAATCAAAATAACGAAAACCGAGTTAGCCGGATCGTTGGCGTTGACCCGGCTACCAAACTCAGCCACACGACCTTTGGCTATGTTAAAAACTATATTGGGCATTTATTGACTCCCAACCGTACATATTACAAACACACCAACATCAAAAGTTGGAGCTGGAAGCGATCCCAAGTAACCATAGGTTACTTTCCAACCCACAGGAACTCCACTGTCCAGTAGAGGTTGTGATTCTTTCAAAAAGAACTGATTTGGATCATCCACTTGCAAGTCAGCCCCACCACCGGTAGCAAAGAGCCCAGACGAACAAGTCTTTTGTGCTACAAGCGAATACTTATTCGATTCAGTTACTGAAAACTGGACTACTTCACTGAATTGTTGGGTGCGCGGATACTGTTGCCAATTTAATGACGTGTATCCATTAGGACAAGACTCCGATGAGTCTATGACTATCAATTCGCCTTTATTTGGATGAGAATTTTTGTAGCATCCGTTAATCGATCCATTAGTTCCTGGAATTGATGCCCAAGCAAAAGTCCCAACAGCTAGTGCAGAAAGTACACTAGATAAAATTATAACTGAACTTCTCTTTAAGCCTTTAACCATGGACATTCACCAGCTCAAGCTCAAAGCACCAGTCCACTTCCCACTTACCTTCGGTTGTTTGGGTTTTGTCTGGTTGCTTGGTGACTTTGTACATGAAGTCTTTCTTCACCCAAGAGCCATCGTCATCTTCCAACACGTGAAAAACAACTTCGTCTGCCTGGTGGAAAGTATGAGTGGTTGACCAAGGATTGGTTTCCGGACCGCCAGGACGATGCACGGTACGGTGATTCACCCACGTTGCCCATCCCTCGGTGACGGCATTAGCCACATAATCCATGCTGATTTTATCTTTAGTGGGTGCCTTGTTCTCGAAACTCACTCCAAGAAGTGGCCAAGACTTTGGTTGATTATCCAATGGGTCAACCAAAATACGCTCACCAGTCATGGAATCATAACGAGTGATTCGATTCGACCCATCACTATAATCAGCTAATTTTCTGAAAGTGAACATCCAAGCTCACGTCCTCTTGAAATAAGCATTAGTTTGCTTGGCTGTCGTAGCTTTTGCTATATTCGTCTGAGTTACTTTTGTGCTGCGATTCCTAAAACTAACGGCGTTATTCGCAGCTGGCAATGCACCAAGCGGAGTGACTGCACCAGTATCTATGTACGAGTTAGTTGGTGCGGTAATTGTCGCAATAAACAATTCCGTTCCACCCGTACGACCATAGACTTTCCACGCGGTAGCAGTAGGAAACGAAGCCAAACCAGTAGCAAAGCTAATGGTATTCGACCCAGTAACACCTGAAGCCACCACTCCAGTCTTAGCCGTGGCAACTGGTGGAGACTCCACACCATTTACTACCACCGACACTTTGTAGGAATACGTAGCCGCAGCCAAGGTTCCACCGGTCAGTGATGGAGTGACAGAAAAATCACCCGCTGCGGGCGCACCACCCTGCACGCCAGTAACTACTACATCGGTAGTTTCCCCGGCCGCATTACGATACGTGACTGTATGAAACAGTTTCGAAGTCTTATTAGACATCACACCACCTGCGCAATATTCTCTTGAGTACCAACTTCAATCGTGTACGAGTTACCACTTGCATCGATAACGTTCATATACTCGATTGATGCTCGCACCAAGTCGCCCTGACCAGAAAGACCTACTTCGTAGGTGTTCTTCACTGACACTGGAGCATTAACCTGGACGTAATTGGTAGCCGACTTCTCTCCCCGAATAAAAATAAGCTGAGCAGTAAGTGCCTTAAACGCATCAAACTCAGTACGGTTAAAGAAGTCACGCTCCATGGTAATGGTGCACTCACGCTCACCAAATTTTACATACTGAGCGCCACGACCAGTATCTTTCAGTCGGAACTGAGGCTCAGCATTGTCATTGACCATGAACTCGAACGTGTCGGTATCAAATACCTGCGTTCCAGCAATATTGACTTCATATTGTCCGGCACCAAACGGAACCGTGGTGGGGTAAACCGGGCTTGGTAGTGATTGAACAGATTCGTCACTACCAATAATACTCATGTTGAACATGAGCAAGCCATCACTGGGAGTGATGGTAAATGAGCTAAGCACACAACCTCTATAACCGAAAACTATTCCATTTCGCACTACCGTCAACGAGAGCGATAAAACCGGGGTAGCGTTGGGCGTCGGGTCAAAAACGTAGACCTTGTCAGTAGTGCCTGTCTTTGTGGCCGAGACCCGCGACGCGAGGAGAAAGTAAATTATTACATCCTCAAGTGCTTCCATTTCAATGTCGCCATTGACATGAACGTTACCCGGAACGGCACCAAGTACATCGACACTTTGTCTGATTGGACGACGCCAAACAGTTGCCTGATCGAACTTCAATGATTCCGAGTTGAACGGGAAGAACTTGGTCGGGGCAGTGTATGAGCCGTAATTAAGTGCACTATTGAAGGTAGGCAATGCACCCGATGGAGCACCTGGTGAAGTGTCTATATCCGTTATCACCAAGCCAACGGTTTTGTACAGCAATTCTGTACCAGTACCACCACCGGCTGCGGTCTTGTAAAGCTTATAACCAGTGGCACCTGTGACTGCCGCCCACGACACGGTCACAGTACTGGTGGCACCAGTGGTAATGATGGTTTGCTCATTGCTCCGCAGCGTTTGACCGGCTGCGTTTATTGCGGTTACAGCATAAATATATGTACCGGCAGTAATAGTTCCGCCGGAGGCAGCGGTAGCCAAAGCAGATTGCACAGGTGGCGGCAAAACCTCAATGGCCAGACCCATGAATCCGCCGCCACCAATACCAGGTTGGGTCATAGTTTAGCGCCTCCTATATTTTTAGTTCCTCATCGTCTTCAAGGACGTGCAGAACCAAATTAACGCCAGCAGGAATTCCTATTTCACCGAACTTACACCGACGCTTAGCTTCTATCCGCACCATCTTGAAGTCGTCAATTATCAAAGGCTTTTTAGGTCCAACCAAGCCGAAATCTGGAATGGTTCCAACTTGGTCTGAGGTAATTACCGCAAAAAGCTGCATATCTCACCTACGGTATATCTGTTAGGTTAGTCTTGCTTTGTCCAACAAACGTCAATTGGGTAGCTCTAAACATTGATCCAGACCTGTACCTAAAGCCTGGATCCCACGATTCAACAAATCCGTGGATAATGTTCCCACCCATTTCCGTGTCTTGATGCAAAAAATGTTCAATTGTTTCGGCTAGTACATCAGTTTCTAATGACTTCGTTCCTTCATCGCCTACGGTGTTGTTATATATGGTGACTAACACGGTCATACGATTTCTTGTCCCTGCTCCAGGAAACGCCACGCGCTGTAATGCCCGGTCTTTACGACCAGCCATTACCACGACAGTTTTGCCTGGAGGAAGCTCGTTCTGTTCGCCATATAAAACATTATCAACACCTAAAACCACTTTATTGGTATTAATTTGACTCAATATGTACTGAGCTAGAACGGTGGTTTTGTCCGTGTGGGGCATGCCACCTCCTAGAATTCTTTATGCTCGAACGGCCAAAAGTCTTTTTTACTAGTCACTTGACGAATCCATGAATCAAATATAACTACGATATGCTCAATGTCTTTTTCTTGAAGCAAGGCAAATTGTCGTCTGGGCACATGCTTGGTTCCTTGCTGATGATATTTGGCATATGGAATTATCTTATCTAACGCTTCCATATCAGCCGAGTCGCGAGTAATTCTCCATATATGACGGGACTGAGCAGAATCTGATAGTCTTTCAGTCACACCAAGCAAGGGATAAATTACGTAAGAATAAGACATTCCAGACTTAAGCTTTTTGTTTAATGTTTCAAAGGTAAGTGGTGGCCAGGCAGGACGGCCCATAACGTCGAAATTAACTGCTATTGAATTCATAATAACAATTCTTACTGACTGGGTCAGCGGCCAGGTCATATCACCAAACTGTCTGGCCATTCTAAAAGTACTAGTTTTCAGCAAATCTGCATTTATTAGGAATGGTTTAATATCAATTTCTATCGGAAAGTTTGGGATACGAAATCCCGAACCGGCCATGATAGTAGGCATCAGAACCTACTTCCCAAACTAAAATATGGTCCACCCAGCGACGGATCAGCCGGAGTCGGCTCCTGCGCAGAACTGGCATCATTCGGATAATAACTGGATACATCAAAACTAGGCACGGGCACTTCAGGGATGACAATTGTTCTCTCTAAAAGTGCCATTACTACGGCGTCGGCATTATCACATAGTCGCTTGGCATAGTCATTACCTTCATCTTGATTCTCACTGTAGAATCGATCCATTATCCATGATGCATAATATTTAGAAATAATCGTACGAATTAGTTTAGGTGTATTTCCACTAGTGGTCCAACCGGATACATTATACACCACTGAAATTTTAGCTAGTGTTTCTTCTTCTAAATGGGCAAGGAGTTCAGTGTCAATGCTGGCAAGGGTAAGCTTGACTGGGTCAAGCCACCCTTGAATCTCAGGTAACGTCACCCTTGCCACAATTTACCTACTTCTTGTCCTTAGTTTGTCCAAGCGCAGCTTCTTTGGCCGCTGCTTCCTCTTTAGCTGCCGCAGCTTCTTTCTTTGCTAAAGCCTCTTTTTCCTTCTCGGTCAACTCAGCGGTCTCGCGCTCAAAGTCGTCCATTGTTGGCTCTGTCTCTTCCTGCTTTGGCTTGCTGTCCTCAATCTTCACCGCTCCCCGCTCGTAGAGCCGGGTAAGTTGCTCTTTAGTGAACTGCTTAGGATCAATCACATCACCGGTCTTAATCAGCTCGGTGTTGTGGTTGATATCCATTGCTGCCACAACTCGCTTAGCCATAAAACAACCTCACATTAGACGTTAGTGGCGTCCAGGATCACGTAACCGGCAATCTGCTTGTCGGAAGCGTCCAGCGCGGTCATCTTGTGATCATAGGAACGCGAAACCCGAATCACGTCACTCTTGCGGGGGTTTTCCCGCCACCGGTCAACAACCTGACCATTCCAGACAAATTCGTACCCAAAAGCAGGAAGCTTCAAACCTGGACGAGAAGGCACGTAGGCCATCAGTACGTCATTGCCCCACAAATAAGCCAGAGACTCTGCCTGACCAAGAGGAGCCGAGTTAATTCCTGCACCAGGAACGATAACAGACTGGAAACCCAACACCGCAGCAAGCAATTCCTGCGAGAAAATCGCTCGCTCAGAGTACTTAATGCGCTCAAGGAAGTCCGGGTGATCTTCTAGAATCGACATTGAGGTGTACGGCACCAGCAAAACATTCGGCTCTAGGAAAATCTTCGAGTGAATTGCGCGCTTGCCCACCCGAAGGTTAGAAATAGGGTCAGAGTTAGTGTAGTCATTCCACTGTGAAGTACCCGAGAGGGTCACAGTGTTACCTGAAGCGTAGTTAGCCGCAGTCGTCACCAAGGTCTGTATGATTCGCTCACGTCCAAGCATTATCTTGGAGGTGATAATCTCAGTTCCGTCTCGGTCTGGAGCCAATGGAGAGTCAGCATTTCTCCGCTCTTCGTCGGTAACATAAATCTGCAAAGCATGCTCAATACAGAAATATGTATCCGTCGAAACGGTAGCGCCAGTAACCTCACGTGCGACAGCACCAGGAGCGCGAACATCGTCCTCAGGCAGCCAACCTTCACGGCCGAAGGTGTAATACTTATCGGATTGTTTTTGGACATTCAGTGCCGGAAACAGGCGGTCGCCGACCATCCCGTTATTTGGCCACCCAATGCTTATCTGAGTAAGTACTTGATCAACATGCACTTCCCCAGATCCACTTGGACTGTAGACCATGTAAAGCTCCTAAAAGTAGCTAGTATTAGATTAGGAGACCCACTTGACGCCTGGCGTAAGTAGAACATCAATAATTGCCCCGGCCGTACCGGTCTGTAGTGCCACACCAGCGACAAAGTTACCCGCAGCAGTACCCAAAATCGCTTTGCCATCAACTCCGGAAACCAGCCGGTCGCCTGGAGCTGCACCACCAGTGCCAAGAGTTACCGGCGCAATACCCTGAAGACGAACCGCAACTACTCCGCCCTCGACAACCTTGGACGCATCCATGTTGTCCATGACCACACCAAGGCAAAACTGAGCCAACGTCGGGGTGAGGTCAATGTGGTTTTGGGTAGTTCCAATGGCACAGAAGCGATACTGGATCGCAGCAGCCACTCCCTCTGGAATACGGCCAACATCTAGAATAAAATTAGCCATGTGTCACTCCCTTATTTACTCGCCTGAGCGCCATCGCCCATACGGTAACGCTCGTACAGCGTTGGATCTGCCGATGCAACCTTCTCCACTGCCGTGAGGAAGTCAAGCTTCTCATCCAGCATAAGCTTATTGGTCCGCTCGCTGAATTCCTGCGTGGCAGATTTCTCTCCCATGGAGTAGTTGTGTCGCACGGCTGCACCCGAGCGCTCGCCAAGCTCCACCATGAAGTTGGTCGAAGTACGCACATTCTCCAGGAATGCAACGAACTTACCGGTAAGCTCCTCATTCATGCCAAGCATGATTTCCCGAGCAAGCTCCTTGGCTGATGGAGTCAAAGCCATCTTGTCGTTGTCAAACTCAGACAAGCGAGAATCAACCAGAGTTTCGCGCATTCTCTTATTGCCATCAGCAATAGCCTTCGCCTGAGTCTCAAAATGAACCAGCAAAGACTTGGCCACTGGGTTAGCCTCAGCGAGCTTGCGGAACTCCTCGATCTCCTCCAGCTTGGCCACTGGCGTCTTGTCTTCGATCACAGGTGGCTTGTTAAGCTCAGCGAGCTTGGTCGTCACCCCATCGATAATTGCCTGTAGATCCTTTTGATCCATATTCGTTCCCTCTTTGAGCGAAGTAACGTCTTTACCGGTGATACCTGACACCAAATCAAACGCGTTATCTATCACAGATTCAGACAAGTTGATCGGCACTAGGTTCTTCATGAACGGACGGTTCGTCAAGGCTCCGCCGATGACGACATCATCAAACTCTTTACCCTGTGGGTCTTCCCACTTGTCGGCAAATTCGAGCGAGAAGTACTTGAACTTCTTCTCTCGAACCTTCTCAGCAATGTCCTTCACAAACTCAACAAAAAGCCAAAGTCCATCAGAACGAACCTGAGAATCCTTTACCCACGCAGCAGCGCCATCGGCACTGTCGTTATCGTGATTAAGGTTGATACTTGGGTCGATTCCTCGAACCTTTTTCTTGACACTATCTGCAAGAGCATTAATCTTTTGCAGGCTAGCGTCAATCACACCAAATACTGGGTGCTTATACTGTCCGAATGGAAGAGCATGAATCCAGGTCGAATCACCTTCCAACTTAACGTCGGAAAGGCTTACGATATATCTAAGATTCTCGCCCATTTTGCCTCCTTCCCTGGCATAAAGTGCTTGAACTTGTTCCAGTGCCTGAGCATGTGTTTCGTGACATCCGATTTTTGAATTAGTACCTTTTTTGTAGACGCAGTGTCTACCTTCGTCCATCCTGACTTCCCAAGGCATGTTACCTCCGGATATTACCTTATCGACATGGACTTCGCCTGAGCCGGACGGACTATAAACTGACATCGCCTTGACACCTGTGTCACTCGTATGTTTTGGCACTTGCAAGGAAAACTGCCTGAGTCAATTTGTTTACAAGAAACTCAGTATCTTCCTTCCTCTCGTCAGCACTTGGGTGCTCATCGTAAGATATTTGTAATGAATGAATTATGCCCCAGTCGTCCATCATCTTCGCTACTAAAATCCACTTTCGACTAATTCTATCGAAGTAAAGCGAAACTTTATCCACCGGAGCGAGCCAGGCCAGCATTTGACCAAAACATTACTTCTTCAAGATGTGTAATCGCTAGGGACTTCTCTCTACCATCAGGAATTATCTCGTTAAGTTCCAAAGCCAACGTCAAACATTTCATTCGAACGCTAGTGTGATCATTTCGTTTTTCTTCAGTACTCGCTGGATGGAACATGAACCTGTTTTCCAGATCTACTATTTCCATAAATTAGCCTCCGGATCGGTCCGTGCCTGCATTTTTGGCCGGAGTATTGATATATGGCGAGCCTTTTTGCTTGGAACCAGATGACGTAGGAGGCTTTACGCTACTGGATGGTGAGGCCAAACCACCTTGTCCAGGCATAGGCATCTCGCGAGCCGTGGATTCGTCCAGTGGAGGCAAGCTCATCGAGGATCGAATAAGGTTTTCCAACGGCAAATCAGGTGTCAAAATGCGTGCCCCCACCAAGTTGCGCAGCGCGAAGGTCATGGTTCGAGTGTCTTCCCACTCGCCCATGCGTCGTACACAAAGTTTGGGGTACCCATTGAACCGCAAATAATTCTTGTCTACCAGCGGCTTGATGACTTTGCGGTTGATCATCGCGGCTAAGGTATTGGCTACATACCTGGTAGACTTATAGAAAGTGTCTAGGCTCTCCGTGGAGACTTCACCACTACCCATAAACGAAGCCAAGATTGACTCATATATTTTATGGTCATGATGCTCAATTGACGGAATCGGATCGACCGGCTGACCTTCGAGCTTAGCGAAGATAACTTCCCAGCTCCACGGGATAGTAATGTAAGCTTTCTCGTTCGTCCGCAGGTTACGACCTAGATCGTTCGCCAATTCCTTATCTTTAGGAGTGAATCCCATGGGTAGTTTGATGACTGGCACACCAATTCCATGCCGTTCCTTCTGGATGGCATCGATTTTGTACATAGTGTCTTTGTAATACCAGTGCTTGAAGGCGGTTCGCAGCAATGATGTGCCACGTATATCGCCACCTTCCATCTCAAACACCTGGATCAGCAGATTAGACATAGGTATTTCTATCTTTTTGGTGAAATCTAATCCATTGATTGGCTCCAAAGTAACCCCTATGATGCGATTAACTGCATCATAATTCCACCCTTGAATGTCAAGGGGATGAATCGGGGGTAGGTTTACCTTAAGCTTCCCAGATTTCCGGTCGAGATACCAAGCAAGCTCAAAACAGAAAAAGCCATAGTCCAAGCTACGCAAACTGTCCTCAATGAAATGCTCCCATAGCGTTTCCATGTCATCGAACAGTGTTTCCTGGACAAATTTGGCTATATTCTTGTCTATAGTAGCGTCACTGAACGGTTCCATATACCATTCGGCACCTTGAATAGGAGTTTTCACTATTCTAAGGGCGGATCTTACCGTGCCATCGCTACGGACCATATCATAAAATGTCCGCAAACCCCTTTTATCTCTCAGCTCTGGAACGTTTTCCAGACGTGTCCAGGCGGTAAAAGGTGATGGGTCGATGAACGACATTTCGGCGAAACCGGTAGTTTCAGTAAGCTCATTATGGTCAGTTCTTTCACTGACTATGATGTATGATCCCTCATGCGGGTCATAATTTGCGTGCACGATGTCGTAACGATGCAATACCTCAGTTAATTCAAGCTCTCGTTCAGCTTTAAATTCCTCTAGGATGGTCACTGCATCGTCTTGGTTGCCTATGTTGTCATCCGACACGCCAGCTCCGCTTCGTGCTTTTGGGTAATACTATGCGGTAGCTGTACATAGGATGTCAAGAGCCATATACTAGAACGTTTGGCCATCCATCGTGACAAATCCGGCATTGGCCAAGGTAGGGTACTTTTCCCTTACTTCTTGAGTAAAAAATCCACTGTCGGACAGTCCTTGCTTAAGCTCGCTTTCGTCTATTACATCAGAAAGACGAACACGCATACCGAGCTTAAAAATGTGCATAATGCCATATCGTAGAGCATCCATAGCATGGTCGTCACACTTCTTGGCTTGTTCTCTTGGGTCTCGGTCTTTTCCTCCTTCAGCAGACTTATAATTGTTGAATTCCCGAATCGTGTTTTTGCAGGACGGATCGACATATAATCCAGGTACTCCACCGCCCCTATTTTTGAGGAACGTCTTGACCAAGTCGACACCTTCACGCCAATTATCCTTACTTAGTGGGTCTCCTACACAGGGACCATACTTAATCGATATATCCTGAATCGCCTCAGGGTCAGCCGCGTCTCCAAAAATCAAGTCCAACTGGTAACCAGCGGGGTTCTCCCGCTCCCGCCAAATTTGCATGTGCTCATCGAGGGTCAATTGGGGCTGGTAATGCTCCCGCCAGACATGCACAGTGTCCTGTGGACTGACCTGAAACTCAATCGCGGCGCAAGGGTTCACAAAACCAAAGTCAATAGACATAAAATTAGGCCAATCTGGCCGGTATTCATGCCTGCGCACATGGGTACGCTCCATGAACTCCTTATAAATTTTACCACTAAACGAGGTGAAGTCCGCAGCTATTTCCTGTTCAAACGCATCCTTCGACATATTGCGCTTGAGTCGCTTGATCTCAGGGTCATCATAACCCTCGGGGAATATTACACTGTTATCCCAACTAGGGTATTGCCAGCTTTCATATTCCGGCTCACGGTCATCCAAACCGCGCTGCCACAGCTCATAAAAGAAATTCTGTCCCTCAGGCGTCGAAGTAAATATCGCTTTACCGCGCTTATCAGATAAAGCAGGCTCAATCATCCGGTCCCAGGTCTCGCGCTGGTGCTTGGCAGCTTCGCACATCACCACCAAATCGAGCCCGTCACCAACTAGTGTTTCCTTGCGCTCCGCGCTGTGCACCTCAATCCTGGTGTCCCAAGGAAACTGGATGTACATGTCACCTTGCTTGGCATTATATGCCTTTCTGATCTCCGGGAACTTGATGAACTCCAGCTTCATCATAATATCGGCCCAAATAACCCTGAATTCCTTCTCTCCGAGCACGTACGTGGGGCCAACCAACCAAATTCTCTTATCAGGAACAAAAAGGAACGGTTCTATATCCTTAGCAGTCATAAAAGTTTTGCCAGCTCGACGTCCACAAGCGGCCACCTTAAACCGGGCATTACTTTTATGGAATTCTACCTGCTTGGGGTGCGGCTGGTAGCCAATCATCTTAAAAAATTTAGCCTTATCGACTACCTGCCGCTCCATATTATCTCATCTCCTTTGTTGTGGAGTTAAGCATTCACCGATAACTATATGTGTCCACCCTACTCCTTGCGCAAAAATTATTTTCTGGCCACAATTCGTACATTTTGCCGTTCCGGATTCCAAATAATTCATTGTTTATCTCATCTCCGTAACCACTGCTATCTCACTAACGTCTATGTTGAATACCACATTTCCATACTGATCTCCAATTTGGACCAGGTTATGCAAGAACTTCGCTGGGTGCTTCTGCACGTATCCAGTAAACTCTTTACCACTTTTAAGGGTAATCTTTATGCTGGTTCTAGCATTATAACAATCAGTCAGAATTAAATTCCACGTGGAGGGTTGGACGCCATCCATATTAGTGCCTCTCGATACCACCAACTACCATCATTGCAACATAAAATTCCATCACTAGTATACAAAACGCACTTGTGCAGGCTGCCTTGATCATCTAAATGATGAATGTTCCTAAGGCCACCAACTTTTCCAAATTGCCTGAGCAATTCTCCACTATGACCACATACTGGACATGGACCACCATACACTTCGGTGAATACCATGTCGAATGTAGAAGCCATATTATCTCCTAGGTTGCGCCCGCAAGCATTCCACATTTACTACAGTGTGCACCCAACCTAGGTCTACCACTATGACTATTTGGGTTCCACAGTTCTTGCAAGTTACCACTATCAATTCCTCAATTTAGCCTGTCGGTCGGAGAAGCTTTGGCGCCACTTAGGGCTACTTCAATTGTGGCTCACGAGATGCCGCCAGCAGGGCAATAAAGAATTCGAGAGCCGGACTGGTGTCGGTCGCAAATTGCGTGGTGAGTTGGAGGTACAATCTAGCTGCTTCATCACGAGTTAAAACCATCTTCAGCTCTATTGGTCCATCTTGTTCTCTAAATGTACTAAACTCTGCCATAATTCTCTCTATCTTTGTCTAGTTGATCTTTAATACCCTGCAATGGAGTCGAGTCTGGGTGATCCCAAGGAAGACCGCCCCTAGACACAGAACTATATTCACAGCTCTTTAGCTGACAAGCATGAAGTCCTCCGGCTGACCAATAAAACATAGGAATATCTTTGTGTATGGGACATACACAGCTTTCATCGCATTGGTGTTGAATTTCGTTCTGCTCGTCTTTCATGGTTTTCCCAATCCTTTGTGGCCAACGTCCCACTAATGATGCTACAGATCATCGCCGCTATAGGCCATTTAGTCACCAGAAATACTGCTACATAAGTTATTATAAAGAAAAAATTAGTGTAACAAATTGCATAAATTAATTTAATTAGTGTTGCTCTGTTATGTGGTTTCATATTCCCCTCCGGCAGCGACGTTTCGCAAAATAAAGGATATAATATTTTCCCACGTAGGAACGAATTTTGTAATAGTCAGACTCTGCATAAATAGCATATTTATGCTTTCCTGTCTGATAGATGCGCCAGGTATATAAAGGGTGTTGAACCTGAAAAATTATTGGTGCTGGCTTGAATTTATTCATCATTCGCCGTCCAATGATTTTTCATTGTGTCACTCGCTTAAATTGTCCTGGAGTCGGTGTCAAACACCAACAACAATAATCGTGTTCCGGTATGCTGCAATCAGCCGTAGGTTCATGTCCCCAAATCATACAAGTGGTCCATTCTATTATTGTTCTGAACCAATCAGGCTTATACTCGGGCGGACCATCCCATAGCCAAAACATTATCTTTTTTCTCATTGTAACCACACAGTCTTGGCATGAGTAGTTTTTACTTTAGGATGTATAAATACCGGTATTCCAATAGTGGCGAGACGATAACAGAAGCTTAAATCTTCGCCGATAATGTGCCCCCGAGAATTGCGCTTGGCGGTCGGCATGTGCACTCGCTCGAACCAACGGCGCCCGTAGAAGTTTTGCACAGCCATCGCTGCGCCCCGTGAAATCAACAGAGCGGCGGTTCCAGTGCCCGCTACCTGTATGGGCTCGGACGCCTCAAGATCAACGTCCTGCTTCAAGGTAAACGATAAGATTTCTTTTTTCTCTTTTCCATCTTTAATTTCTCCTGATTTATTTTCTTCAGTTTCGTCTGCTTCAACGGTAAATATAGATAGGTCATAAGCAGTAATAAACTCTTCAGTCAAGTATCCGCCGAAGCCATCTTTATCGGTTTTGGTCATACCTTTACATAGTGCTCCGATTACGTCTTTGTTTGCTTGGAGAAGATTAGCTACGGTGTCTGGAGCAAAACCCATATCAGTGTCTATCCACCAGATATGAGTGGCATCAGTTTTATCCAAGAAGTATTCCATCAGCTCGTTCCGAGCTTCTGGAATACTTAAGGGAGATGATAGGGCAGATATTGTATCCTTAGTGAAAAGGTCAGGGTCCGCTGTGTTCGATAGCTTTAATAGGCTGTGCAGGAAACTATGACTGACATTTTCACCATGTATATAAGCTATTTGCACTTTAGGTTTGGGTGGGTTAGTAATTTCGGACATGACACGAGTGTAAACCATCTACCAGATTTAAGCGAGCTCAATTATTGAGTAGATAATACTATGTTTTTTATGTATTCTAGGTTGACTATGTTGATTCTCATAACGCTATATAGAAAATAAACTATGAATATTATGTATACCTAGATGACATAGTGTAATACCACCACTCGATCTAACGACCTAGTATACTAAGATCAAAAACGATCAATGCAGTAAGAGAGACCGGCTCGCGCCCGATTTGCCCTTTTTGTACCTTTTAATATAGTTTCTTACACTTTGTTATACTTTGTTATACTTTGATACAGTATATACACAATTGACCGATATGATACGAAATGTCCGTTTATAAGATCATATAATACGATATGACTTGATCGGTCTGGAATACTCTCTTCCGGCACACTATAATACGATATGTCCGTATTATACACATATAGGGGGGTGGGTATATATGGGGATATGTCCGATATATGCGCATAATAGGTCAAGATCACCGCGGGGGTGATCAATGAATGCCCATATATGAGGATATGTCCGGATTTATACGATATATATCCATATAGTGGTGTGACGAAGGTCACAGATCAACTTCCAGAATATGCCCATATGTCCGAATTATACCTATATACCCCCATATAGCAGGGTAAAAGGGCATGATCAACTGCCCCACTGTAAAGGGATAAAATAGGACATTTCACACTATATAGGGACAAACCAGGGCATGGTATAGTGGACTTAGTCGAGGGAGCTCAAGATCAAGAGGCAAAACGGGCATACCGAGACAAAAGACGACAAGATACCACAAAGAGGGGAAACGGTACATGTCCGACAAGTACGGACATAGCCGGTGAAATCCTCCTAAATGGTCCTTTGAACATTAAATAGTGGATTTATCGGAATTAGGTGGATATTCCCTGGAATGAGGGGATAAGCCTGATGTATCCGGATATATCTCGACGTGTCCAGACAAAACCGGACATAAGGAGATATACCATGGAAAAGCGCTACAAAGTCGGAAATGTCACCGATTTCGGGAAATTGCTAGCCGAAGCGGTCAAATACGACAATTCGTCACGTATAGTGTCATTATACGAAATAGACGACAAAGACGAAATGTCCACTTATCTACTGATAATTTGGGAAATATCAGTAGATAAGACAGAATATGAACTAAGTCGGACAAAATACGAAATAGACGAAACAGCTATCTTTAGTTGGATAGAAGCTGCTTTTGGAGTTTCTGTCTAGACAAAATACGACATTCTAAGACATGTCGAGATATACCTGGATACATCAGGATGTTTTGTGAGAACTTACCTTAATTCCGAAATGGCACGATATTCCCGGTTATATCCTGACATGTCCGAGCTAGCGCTAGACAAAAACGGACATATCACGATATAAGGAGTTAAAATGATACGTTCTATGACAGATCACGCTTTGTCCTGCGATGTTTGTTATTCGTGGGTTACGTCCGGAGATTTCGGAAATAACCCGAAATGCCAGACAGGTACTGAAATAAGGCAGGAAATCATCAAAGATAACGAAATGGTCTGGGAAAGCACCATAAGCTAGGACAAAAAAGGTCAAAACAGGACATGTCAGGAAATAACTGGACAAAGGAGCTTATAGCATGTCATTTCAAGAAATAAACGGACAAGTCGTAGAAGATGCACCATATCACGACATGTCAGATCATGCCTGCTCATTTCCGGAAGATCAGTCCAAATGCGACTTTATCGTACATGTCGGCGTATGTGTCTCATATACGGAAAATTACGAAACGCAGGAAATGGGCGACAAAGTGTACATGGTAGTAAATATGCCAGATTCCGCCAATATGGTGGAAATGCGGGAAATAACCGACATGTCCGGACAATGGCCGACATGGAAGGCAAATCCAGACATGCCACTTATATCCGTCGAACCGTGGAAAATCGGACTTGTCTAGACATAGTCTGACACGACGGATTTAACACCCCAAAGTAGTATAAAACGGACTAGTCTGACATAATAGGACATGTCAGGATATATCTGGGAATATCGATGCTGGGTATGACATACTAGGACAAATCTGGACTTATCTGGACGAAAGCGGACATAGGAGTACTTATGTACGTAATTCGGACCAAACACGGCTGTTTCATAGCAAAATCGGACATTTGGTGGCATGCCGTACGTATCTACTATTTCTGGACAGATCAGGACGTATCGTGCAATATGCACGTAAATGGAGTAATAGTGGACATGTAGTACTACCGAGCACCAAATCGGACATGTCCGGATAAGTCTGGTTTTGTCCTAGTATGTCGAGATATGTCGCATTCATGGTGCTTTGTCCTAATTTGACCCAGTACGTCTAGAAATACACCAAGATCACCCTATTTATATAGATGGATCGCGATTTGTCAGGAATTCCAGCACAAAATATGACAAATCGGACATGTGTGTACATATAGGGTGGGGGGTGTATATGGCGGATATAGGTGTACAAAAACGGACAAAGGAGTGCATAGTGTTCGAATACACCATAAGTGTGCTCAAAAGGAAGCAAATGGTACTATGTGTCACATGTAGCCTATGTCGGGACATAGTAGTATCAAAGCCGACATACAGGGACATACCTATAGATGGCGGACATTTCAGTGCATCTATGGACTTACATGTATGTACCGCTCAAAGGGGAAATGAGACGCACAACCACGCAATTCACCAGGCATGGCTCGATGAGAACAAATCGGTCATAGGGGTCAGATCATGATAATTCTCCTTATACTGGTCGCATTGCTCACAAACGCCGACAAAACGGGCATCACAGTCGGACCGGACTATTGCCACATAGGTGTGCAGACTGAGCCAAAGGCCGCAGCCTACGCACTTTGCTACATACCGGACAAAGAGGGTGAAAGAGGTGAAATCGGATGATTGACCTTATAGCGGTCATTATGTCCTTAGTGGCCCTTGTCGGACCCTTCGGACTTATCGTCGCGAGTCTACTCAAATCATGACAAACACCGACGAGTCGCACGATATCGGTATGTTCTGGGCCAATCTGTACGATTCTAGCTGGATTGCGCGTGATCTGTCCCAAACCATGACAAGCATGGACGGAGCGGACAGACTCCACCAAATCGGACAACTCGGGATCACTGCGACAATAGTGATCTTTGGGTTATTGGTGGTATACCTCACAGACTTGTACCAAGAGGTCAAATCGGACGTAAGGGAGTAAGCGAATGTTCTTCGCCATCATGGTCATTGCGGGCATAGTGTCCATTTTCGCCGCAGACCGGTACTTTAACGACAAAGAGCGCTGAGTAGTACAAACCGGACGAACTAGTACAAACCGGACACATCAGTCATAAGGGTTAAACTAGGACAAAGCATCACGATTGCGGCATATCTCCCGATATAGGATCAATACTCGTCATGTCCGACTTACTACCCCAATCCGGAGCAAATCGGACATCTGGAGTCAAACATGGGCAAGCACGAAGCAAAGGGACACGCCTCCCGCACCGGACCAATCGGACAGCTCACCCTAAAGACGGCAAAGCACGTAGTTCACCCCATAGTGCACGTTGTGGCCATTATAGGACTCCACACCGCAGCCCTAACAATCATGACCAAAACGCCCATACTGCACTTGATCGGGCTTACGCACTGATTCCAGCACAGAGTAGCACATATAGTACAAAACGGACATAGCACCCTATATGCGCGTATATCAGTATATTTCCATACTTGAGTGTGTGTGTATCAGTATATTTCCATACTTGAGTGTACAACACAGACTTGATCCACCATATCCGCACAAAACGGACATGGCGGGCATTGATCCTATATCGGACATATACCGACAAGTGGCTCATACGTGCCATGTCCGCGCTTCGTTCAAACGGGTCTATCGCGACGTTTCGGACATATCGCGAGATTTCGGACACATCACCCAATTCGCCGGTATCTACCAATATCACTACAACAGTTATATATCGGTCGGTGACGCTCAAAGGTACCTAAAACAGTACAGTTAGGACAAAACGGACAGTTAGGACAAATGGCATGACACGTCACGAACTATCCCAGATAGTCGCAAACCAGGCCAAACTGTTCAAAGGTCACGTAAGCGACAAAGGTGACCTAGTGTTCCCAACCGCCGGACAAGCCACAATGTTCGCACAAGCGGTCGTTTGGGACCTTCAGGTCGAAGCCTACCTTCCGGACAATATGGACATCGAAGACACAGACGTCAAAGTGACCGTAAAGGGGCGATGATGAACAAACTGACCTCATCCGGGCTTACCAGGGCATTGAAGGCAATTCGGGACGCAGACCCCGATGGCGGACATTCGGGTGGAAGCATCCAAATGCTCCACAACCACAAAGACTGGGCAATTCGGACATACGGGCTGGAAGTGTGGAAAACGTACATGGCGACCAGTTGGGACAAACCGGACAACTGGGACAATGAGTGCGAAGGTCACGAATCACTCAAAGGCGAAGATATGGGCGAATCGGTCTATTGCGACGGCTCGTGCGTAACGGACAACTGGGGTAAGTCATGACAACTCACACCATAACCTCAGGTATCGACCAAACCGGACAAAAGTTCCAGCTAGCCCATGACGGACAATTAGCACTAATGTACTCATACGAGGGCAATAGGTGGAATTATATGTCAAGGGCGACAATTCGGTCACTCACCAAGCTGGCTCACCAAATGGGCATCAAGTGGGACAAACCGGACAAAATACGCGAACTGTACAACTACCGCGTAGCGACCAAACCGGACAGAGTGCGGAAAGCTCTCGAAAGGGACAAGAAGTACGCACCGTACCGAATAGCACAAATGGGTCAGGACGACTGAAAACGGGCAAATAGGAACGAGACTCTAGGATTAGGTCGTTCGAGGACAAAGCGGACATGGCGCGCATAAGTCACTTGTCGGTAATATGTGATCATTGTGATCATACCCGGTCATAGGCCACCTTGTCAGCGCATATTAGTGCATATAGGCTTAAATCGGTAGAAAATAGGACAGATCGGACAAGATGGACATAATAGACAGAACCGACATGTCCATTATCAGGGGAAATAGATCCATTTAAGATTATGGATCGGCAAATCGACGGAATTCCAAGCATATGCGTCTATATACATGTATATAAGATCATGAGGGGCATAAGTTACCCGTGAGTAGAACGGGTGCGTGATCATGCATGAATATAGATCGACATCTCTAAATTCGGACAAAGAGGTCATTGCATGAATTTCTACGAACTAATGCGCATGGCGAACAAAACAGGCGAAGCTGTGCTTTTGCCGGACAACGTACACCTAAGGCGTCCAATGTCGTCGACAACGGACAGATCGTCCAAATCGACCGGAACCAGCATCATAGGGTTCTTTGAGATGTTTCGCGACAAAGACGGCAGAAGGGTCTTCATCGGCCAAGACGGACAATACCGGCGGATGTGACGTATGCCAAAACCGGACACAAAGCACGAATTGGGCATACAGCTCGGAACGGTCTTCGACACCCTTATGGCGACATACTGCATCGCTCTGGACATACCGGACAGCAAAGGCGAATTCGCTGGGATCGACCCAAACGGCGACATAACCCGCTATGACGTCCGTATGGTGGATTACATCCACATGTCCGAATATCCGCTGATAGAGCTGTAAACATCAAGACAAGGTGGTCTATGTCTGGGTATGAAACTCAGACAAATGGGACAGATCGTACTGAAGGGTACGAATCGGACAAAGGAGCTCAAAGTGGTACAGAGGAAGCTATCCAGGTGGAAGCGCTTCAATCGGGCAATCCACAGCGAAACCGCCCGTACCTGGTCGCACCGGACACCGGCGCTCATGGTGGCCGGAGTCGCCCTTTACGTCAGTTACTGGCACATTCGGGGCGGCGCGCTTGATCATGGCCTCGACGCCGTCAGCGCCGCGATCTTGCCGTTGTCCGTGGACGGCATGGTCATCACCTCAGCTCGCTATGTCACCAAAGCCCAAACGATCTTGGGCAAGACGCTGGCGATCATCGGCTTCATCCTCGGCGTGCTGGCCACGCTCGCCGGTAACCTGATGAGCAGCGACGGGACGCCGGTCGGCACGGGCTTTGCCGCCTGGCCAGCCATCGCCGTGGTGGTCACCGGAGCGATCTTGCACTGGGGCGACGCCAAGGCCAAGCCGAAGAAGAGCACCAAGGCGCCCACTAAGGCACCCAGCAAGCCCGCACAGCCCTCAACCCCCGCTACCCCAACCGCCACTACCCCCAACGGCTCGCACGCCGCACAAGACCTCTCAACGCCGTTTGTGCCCCAAGCAGCTTAGTAAGCTAAGTTACCCCTATCGAGTCCACCCTGAGGTGATCTTGATAGGGGTTTCTTTGTCTACTTAGTTACTTAGTTACTTAGTTACTCTTGGTAACCAGGTAGCACAAAAGCACAAAACGGACAAAAGGAACATTTGGGTTCAATAAGGACAAGAATGATCTGGATCATCCATATATTTAAATGGATCGCGAATCCTCGAAAATTCCCTGAGCTGCACTTATCCAGATTTCTTGTTAGTGGGAAGTATGGAGGGCGTGTGCGTAAAGGGTCTGTACAATCGAGCAACAGGCTGAGAGCCAATCTGAGCCAAGATCTTTAAGAGGGGTAGATGACCACCGATAGTGCAAGTAAACGACTCCAGATCGGTCCCAGGATGCGCGAAGCATGGGCCTACATCGCGGCCCATCCTGGCTGTAGCGAGTACGAAATCAAGATCAATTTTGACCAGCGGCTGTTGTCCCGTCTGGTCAGGGCCGAAATGGTCGAGCTACGTCCACCAGCGCAAGAAGGCTTGGGCCGTCGTGCGCACGCTCTGACCGCGTGGCAGCACGACGTAACCAAACGTCGATGGGCCAAGGATTCCGCCTATCACGAAGCACGTAAGCGCGTCTATGACGACTATGAAACCTATACCGTCCCATGCCCACACGTGAGCTGCAAAGGCTCCCAAGGTCAACGCTGCACGGGAGACTTCTACGGCCGCGCTCGCAGTGCGCCTCACTACGAACGCTTGATCGTCAAGCTAAACAAGCTCTATGAGCTATACATAGACAACAATAACAAGATCACAAAACCGTCGCCAGACGACAACACCTCTGACCAGCCCTGATCCCCGTTCCCAGTTATCTACCACAAATATAGCCGTCAAGATCACAATAGCCTACAGCCTGACCAGCCCTGGTCCCCGTTCTCAGTTATCTACCACAAATATGTCATGTACACCTAAGACAACATAGTCAACCAATGCTAGTTACTTTAATAAAGATATCTGAGAACGGGGATCAGCCCTGATCACAAGCATGATCATCCGACATCTTAAGTTACTCGACAGTAACCAACAGCCCGTTGGTTGGGTCTCTAAACTAAGGGTACCCTAAGATCTTGTTCTATATGGTGGGATTGATCAGCATCTGGACAAAAGGATCAGGGCTGGTGAATATGGGTCGAGATCTTACATTGCTCGATGTATCGATATGTCACTTTTTAATGGTATTTTCACTCATAATGATCAATGTTATGTGAAGTGTGGGATATTTTGGACAGGTGGTGACACAGGTGTATGGTTGCACTGGACAGGATGGAATGGACTATGTAATGAAACCATGCATTGACAACTATCCACCTAGACATTAATTGACACAGAGAACGCGAAACAGGGATCAGCCCTGGTGGGAGCATGTGCGCTTTATCATGAACACCGCTGATAGAGTATGTTGACTATGTCTAATAATTATGCATACACACTAGTAATTATAGAGCATCCTAGGATGATCTTGAACATATTAAAGTAAGATCGGAAATTTGGCGGAATTCCAGCGCCGTGATAAGGTTGATATAGGAAGAAGAAAAACCGGAAAGGGGTACGGGTGAATTGCTGGAAGTGTGACGCGCCTGCCACACACTACGTGTGCGTAGTGGTGGGCAGTGACAATGACACTACCTACGTCGATCAGTACACCTGTGATTACCACACTAAATTGGACATACCCGACGGGTACGGCATTTTAGAGGTATCACTGAATGAATTAGACCCATTCAACAGCAAAGTAATGTATTTGGTAGAAACCTCGGACTAATGACTTAGATGGTGCACATGTTAAATGTGTACTTTCTTGGGCACTAGTAAGGGGAATCGGATGAATTCAGAGTTTTACCTCCTAAAGCCTTATTTGGATGAACAAAACAGAGGTATGTTAGTCATCAAAGACATGAGCTTGCAGGACGATTGGGGCAAGTCAACTTGGCGAGCCATCCTTTTCTGGTCAAGTCAAACTTGCATCGGCGAGGTATCGACGATCATCTTTGATGAAACCATCAATGCTCCAGCTACGGCCGGACCTGATGAAGTAGCAGAAGATGCCCTAGGTTTCTTCACTCAGTGTGAAGGTGACACTAATCAAGAGTATTTCGACGCGTATACGCCCGAACAACTGAGCTGGCGCGATGAGCACGCCGAATATGTCGGGGCATTGGTTGACGATGTCGGCAAATATCGGATTATCTGATGATTTTAATTGATGCATACCTAGGTGTGCATCTTTTTGAACCATTAGATAGAAAAGGTGAATAATGACTAAAAAGTACAAGTTTCCTTTATTGTCAACTATCGCCTATTGGGTCTATCGGGCACTGCCTGAGCGCGTGCTTGCCTGGGTATGGTTATCCACCTTGGAACACTTGACGGATAAGCACACGCAACCGATGGAAATGCACGATGACGACGGCATTACGTTTTTGTATGCCGTATCAGATGTAACGATCGAAAATATCAAGCACAAAATCGCTGAAGACACTCTGCGGGGTGATCTGGTATGAGTAAGGTATATGCCTTCACTGCACAGATTACCCGGCTCAAGAGGCTCAAGAACAGTGTAAACGGCAATCCTCGATACCAGGTCGGGTTCGATAATGCCCGTACCCTTAAGACTGCATCAGATCAATCATGTGCATTCAATATCGAGGGACTAAAAGGTGAGTTGCAGGTGTTCATCAGTAAGGGCAACCAAATAGTAGATCTGCAACCAGTGACCAAACCCCTATTGCCGGTATCAGGTGTAGGAGCTTTCGAGCACTTGGCACGGTACTCATTGTATAATCCAAAAGCCGACCTTCTGACTGGACTCGTTTTTCTAGCTGAAAAGGTACATAACTTAGACACCGAAGCTGCACAGCTTTTCGTCGAGAACTACCTTAAGCACATCGGCAGGAATAAATGAACCGAATCAAGGTATACATTGCTTTAGCGGCAATCCCATTAATCCTAATAATCATGATTTTTATCATAAGCGCACAAGATACCAATAAGTTCTGGAATGATTGTGAGCGGCTAGGCGGACACGTCGTCTCGACTGGCAGGGCTTACCTGTGCGTTTCGGAAGATGGAAGGATAATTGAAACCATGTGAATGAGTTAGTTTGGCCATAAATCGCCTGACATAAACGGACACATAATCAGATTTATGGCCTTACTTGCACATTTACTCTATTTAGGTGGAATTATGTATATAGAACCTGAAGATGTCAAATGGGCAGACATACCTACATTTGAATCATATTGGACGGATCACGAAGCTTGTCCTAGTTCCAATGTATTTTACTCAAGTGACTTTGGTTGGTGTACTCTTCATGATGAATGGTGGGAACTGCCAACTCAAGATGAAATATTGGATCTCTGATATTTTTGGATGATATGCATACGAAAGCATGTGTATCGTCTTGAAACATCAGAAAGGCTACAAATGGGACGAAGATATAAATTTCCTATGTTGTCCAGAATTGCCCACAAACTTCAATACATTGTGCCTAAACGCACTCTGATATGGTTTGCTCTAGGTGTTCTGGACGAATTGGACACAAAGATGAAACCCGTCGAAATTCATGACAATGATGGCGGAATAATCCTTTGTGATGCAATAGACGGAATACAGCTAGAAAACTACAAACGGTTAATCATTAGCACATACCTCAAAGGGTACATACCATCGGAGAATCAAGTTGATCGAAATTGAGCGAGCGCGTGAACTACTCAAGCAGGCCATGGAAACTCAAGGTCGAGACTTCAAATATGTGCCTGAGCCAATGGGTTGTTATTATTCACCCATCACGTTAACCAAAGAGGGAATCACCTTGCTTGAGGATGACAATCGGAGAAAGACTGGTTGTTTGATCGGCGTGGCGCTCACCCTCGCGGGCGAGACCAGACACCTTGAATTCAATGAAGGGGTAGGGGAGCTAGCTACGGAATATCCAGATATGATGTCTGAATACACAGTATATTATTTTATTATAGCTCAGTCTAAACAGGATAATGGCTACACTTGGGGCGAGGCATACGACAAGGCCGAAGTGTACTACCAGGACTATATCGCAAACTAAATAACTAGGTTAGCACATATCATTGTATATGTGCTTTCCTAGCTATTTTAGAGATAAGGGAATGAATAATGAGATATGTCAAGTTTATTGGAGTTGCCAATAACGATATTGCACGGGAGATTTTCAAGATCATGTACCCGGCTGGCAACTCGACCGGCAATGAGCAGACCATGCGCGCAGCGCTGAGGCGCACGCTCAAGGCAGTAGGCACCAAAACGTACAATGTTGTGCCGTTGAACCTTTCGGGCACCAGTGGCAACTATGAGCATGATGATTACATTATGATCTGGAACTACGCCTATAACTGGATTGCCGTTTACAAGAAGATGCCCTCAGAAAAACTGGTTTCGGCATGAAAATCCATGTGATCCCCGCATGGATAGTACGTAACCTAAGTTACGTGGAAATAGTTTATGATGAGAATACAGCCCTTGACCTACGGGACAGGGGCTATGCTGTAACTTACGAACCACAAGAGCGAGTGTGTGTCAAAGATCGCACACTGAACCCTGAAATATCATGTTATATGTGTCTACGTAGGGTTTCTTCATACTACAAAGGGACAAAACAGGATGAATCCTAAAGAGTTGCGCGAACTGGCAGACAATGATGATCTATTGGAAGTCGGACGTCAAGCTATCGAAGATGAATTGATCGAATTTCGAGACAGTGGATTTTTCCAAATTCGAGCCAATGGGCTAGTCTGTCGTACGGTTGATGCTCAAGAAAGTTCCATTATCCGTTTCGGTCCAGAATATGCCTTGTCCATTGGACTCAAAGCGATTGCCAACAAGCTAGAGAGCCAGTGATTGCCTTTGGCTGAGGGGCAAATGTCCCTCAGCTTTAGGGAACTACTAGACAAAAAGGATATAAAATGAATTTATCAGAAAAAGTAGAAAGAGGAGCTGCCCTCCTGGATATAATGCGTCCTGGTTGGCACGATGTAATCGATAAATATACAATCGATATAAAGGATCCATACCTTTGCATCCTAGGACAGCTTTACGGTCATTACGCCAATGGACTAGCAGCAATGTGGGATTTTCTCGGCGATGAGGCATACAGAACCTCAGGTTCGGATTTCGGATTCAGTGTGTCTTTATCTGAACAATATATTTTGAGTTCTGTTTTATCTGAATGCAGTCGGTTGAAGTCTTTCTGGATCACACAAATCGACGCAAGAAGGACAAAAGTAAATGTTGTATAAGTTTTTCGTCAAGCGAGGTGCTGCCTTACTCGATAAGAGGGTACCTAAATGGACAAACAAACTAAACCCAGACGATGTTGATATGTCGAATCCAGATTATTGCGTGTTGGGTCTAGTTTACCGTTCATATGAATATGGATTGGACCGACTGAATATCAAGGGGAATGGCTGGACTCACGGATTCAACATTCTGCTTGGCAATCGTCGTCGTGAAGTAACCAAGTATGCCAAGCTCGATGAGCTTTGGCGAGCACAAATTGAACAGCGCCAACCTTAATGTACCATAGTGATGGACAATTCCTAAGAATTGCCCATCGCCATGGAATATTAACTGGGAGAAATAAAATGGACAGTGATGATTTGGGACGCTGTGAGGGTTGTGGTAAACTAGTAGAAGAGCAAAAGCTAGTGGAATGCAAATGCTGTAATGGGCTATACTGTCCCGACTGCATGGAGGATTTGTATAATGGCGTTAGGAATTGAAGCAAAAAAGACAATTCAGTATGGCGTAGACAGCCAAACTGACTTTAGTTTGGACAATGTGTCTGGCCGGATGGTTAGGCGAGATGACAAAATCGTCCTAGGAAGGTTACCAAAGAGGAAAGCCGCTGGAATAGAACAAGCTGTGTATGTCGTTTACAGTTATGGAACCCCCATAGCTTGGGCACTTGATGAAAATACGTGGTACATTCCACGTATCGTGTATTCAGATACGACAACACACCATCAGGGTGTGGTACGGGTAGCCGTGGACAACCCTGGATTCTACCAATGAACGCACAGCCAACGAGTGAACCGCTCTTGCCTGTTTTTGACGGCATGACTCGCAGTGAACTAACTGGTATGATTTGTGTGATCATAACGATCTTGATCATCGGCTTGGCAATTGCCTGTACTGGACGAAATCGAAATTAGAACTGTAAGATATAACTCAAGCTTCCAAGGGTCAGATCTTGGCAGGGACTCCCGCTGGTTAGCGAGGCTTAATCGCAGACTTAGAGTCACGGTTTTGTCGCGGTGCGTTCGATTCGCACTTGGGAGGCGTGGAAAAGATATTAAAACCGGAGGATTTTTCCGTCGAAGAATGCGTTACGCATTATTTCGAGAAAGATGACCGATGGTTTTGGTACTGCCTAACTGAACACACAGGTTCGGGCAAGCGTAGGAAGCACCTACGCGGACACATGCGCGAGGGTGATGTGAAGGTGGCAATCAAGTACCACACAAATGCCAAACGAAGGGTGAGACAGAACAGAGTCTGGCTCGCCTGGTACTACAAAGTAATAATGACTACCAAAGATCTAGATTATTTCCTCAGGCTATGGGCGGTTAGGTTTCCCTTGCCAGAACAAACCGATCAAGAAGATTTGATGGCTAGGATACAATCGGACAATTACCTATGGCAATATATGTTAGGGTTGCAACATGACAAGGTATAAAATAGATCAACTTAAAGAAAAGGTCCGAGATGGCTACATGATGACCTCTAGAGAGGTCGCTCAGTTAGCCCTACTCGAACTAGTACTAGCAGACTATCCACAGCAACTTACCGCCGAACTACACATAAAGCGAGCAGAAGTCTATGCTCGAATCGCTCAAGCACTAAAGAGTGAATCATGAAACAGGAAAGAACTGCATACATCCTGAATAAGGGCTCACGTACCGAATTTCCTAAAGGATCGCACTGTGCCGTTGGCGAGGCGAAATTCCATCACCATGCCGATGGACAAAACGAAAGCCTAAGGGCAGGCTCAATGGGCTTGGCACTACATCGGGCAGTAACAGAATTCAAAGCCACATTTGGGCGCGAGCCGCAGTTTGATGAAGTAATGTTCCGAGGGACATTCACCACTTCATCGTGTATAGTGGAAATATGCGAATTGCCAGAGTAAAATGGATGATTTTTACGACAAACTAATCAAAGCGATCATAATTGTGCTTATCTGGATACTAGGAGCCATTCTAGTCATGATGGGCACGGTATTAGTTATGGGTGTAAGGGGAAGCATGAGTAACGACAAGACTACTGTCGAACTATCCCAATACGATGTCGGTATGCTTTTTGGTGTGCTACTTTTGGCACGTAGGCATGGCGACACGCAGACATTCGATTGGGCAGGCGACTTCCGTAACCGTTTGGTAGCGCCTGACAGCCTAGACCCGGGTGAGACCAAAACTGATGGGTAACATAGCAAGATTTCGTATCTGCATGCTTGGCGCAGCGATCTTTAGTTGCGGCTTTGCCCTTCCTATGGTAGTGCCAATCTGGCTGGTGGGGGAATACATGCATGCCAAGCAAGGTTGATCTCGCCCAGTAAATACGGCAGACAAGTTAAAAAATCTTGGATTTGTCTGCCGTATTCATTTGGCGAACGACGAAAAATCGGGTATGATTGAGTTACAAGCAAGCAACCTCAACAAAGGAGTATCATGGGCGGCATGTTTGATGACCTGATGGAGACGGATACACCCTCCGAGGTCAAGCCCCAAACCGAATCGGACTCTAGCACTGACGAGAAGACCGAAACCGACAAGGTGGAGGTTGAGCCGCGCAAGACTCTCACTGTGCCTGGTCTTGACCAGTTGCCAGCGGGATTTGTCGATGTCAAGACTTTCGCTTGGAAATTGACCCAGAGAAACCTTGAGCAATCCGTTGCCGATGGGCGCACACCTGGCCCTGACGACATGGTTGACACCCAGGCCGTCTACGCTGCGACCCGTGGCAAGCGCTGGTCGCTTCCTTCGCTGGAAGCAGTCACCCCTGAGGGCACCAAGCTTGGGGTCGTCATCCCGCTCAACGAGGGCCTAACGGCCTGGGACGAGCGGCCGGAGCGTGGCTCTGGTGGCGGCGTGACCATGACGCCACAGCGACGGGAAACCCGTATTTTGCGGGCTGGCAAGTTCAGGGCACAACTGGCCAAGATGAACAAGCGTCACGACCGAATCACCGAACTGCTCAATGAGGTTGGTGCCACTTGGGATGACGCGGACGCGGCTTTCAACGCATGGCTTGAGACTGAAGACGGAAAGAAGGAAATTGCTGACGCTGATAAGAACGACAAGAACGGCGACGAGTAAGATCCTAGATGAAAGGGGGAGTAATCCCCCTCTCGTCTTGGGTTTTGCTAGTAACTAGGAGATTAAGTGAGAAATGCACACTGGATGGTCAAGGTTGGATTGACTTTGGGTCTATTGATCCTAGCCGACTATGACATTGGTGGGATGATGAATATCCTAGAAACTCACTACGGTTATGAGTGGTCAATATTAAGCTAGCAAGACCCGCTAAGTTTGGCAATCCCTATAATATCCCATTTGAGGTAGGAGTCATGACCTATTGAGGGGTAGGGAAAGTCATGGTCCTTATGCCTTCATTCGAGGGCGAAGGGGATTGCCTTAAAGCGAGGAAGAACGTTGGGTAGTGGGTGATCCCAACACTAAAAAGTATGGTCGGTATTATGAATGAGTGTAAAAAGACAGGAAAAAGTAAGCTGTCTAGAAAGATAGCCACAAAATTAATGATAAAGAACCCTAAACTTACCATAGTTTATTACTGTAAGTATTGTCATTGGCACCATGTTTCAGGAAAGTTACAATGGTGGCTTAAATGATCGTAAAACATGAGGAATTGCTAAGCCTTCAACCCAATGGCCGAGATTGTGAGGCATGCGGGAGACACATGCATAAACACAAATGGGCCAACCTGGATGATGAAGGCTTTGTCACAGAATGTAATTTTAGTGTATACGAAAGAGAAGGACTATCAGTGCCAACTCAACGAAGCGAAGATACAATTCAGGCGATGCTAAAGAAGGTCGACGATTTGCTTGTGCAAGAGCGATTCGAAGATGACCACGAGCTACAGGTCATTCAGCATGTCCTACTCTGGGTTACTGATAATTACTCACCAGATAGCTACATCGAAGACTTCTTCCCCGAAGAGGATTAAATGACTTACCAAGACGATATCATTTATACTGTAAGAAGTATCGAAAAATATACCCTGGACTCCGATGATGCTGGCGGTGGCACACTGCGCCTTGCCTGCCGCAATAGTAGCGGTAGTAAGGTGTGGATCGAGCTGCAAGGAATCACCTTGGGCCAGTTCACGGATTATGTATTGTACAGCATGAAAAAGGACTAGTATTGATCTAGTACCCATGCTAGCATGGGTACTAGATTGGTCGGGCAGAGGACCAGATAAAACGCACAATTAATTAAAGGGGCTAAGCGCCCCTTTTTCTTTGGGAGAACAAATTGGACAGCGAATCGACTGACCGAGAAGTTCACATGTTGAAGCTGTTGGCTAACATGGTTGATGCTTTCAATGCATGTAAGTTTGTTCAGGCTCATATTGTTTCAGTTGACGAAAACAATTGCCCCGATTGCTTGATGGTTGCCGTCCTCCTAGCATTCAGCACGGACGGCGAGCAGAAAGCATACAAAGAAGCTATGTGTCAAGACATGCAGAAGGCAATCCAACAGATCGCAGAAGGTGAAAGGATCGCTAGAAACTTGGCGAAATCTTTCGATCAGTTGGAGAAGAAATACTCTCATGACTGAGAAAATCATTATCCTAGTTTTTAGTATCGTCATACTGGGATTGCTATTCGCCTATTGCGATGAACTAAAACGTCCTGATCCATGTGACGTTCCTACGTCAATTGAATGCATAGAAAATGGTCGTTAATGAAAAATGAACCAATGCGGCCGGGCGATGTGTTCGCTCTATTGTTACTGATGATAACCCTGGTAGCCGGACTAAGCTTTGCTGCCAAAGGTTGTGCCAAGGGCTCGGAACCAACACCTAAGCCATCGATAAGTACTCAATAATGTTGGGTTCATTAATTGCACTCCAAATGGAGTGCAATTAATAAAATCAATATTATGGGAGGAACCATGCACTACACCCGAGAGTTACTAGACGAACTAGTAGCTGAGGGATGGGCACAATGTGTGGTGGACGAAGGCACGGGCTATTCCTATTACATGGCAGCTAGTGGACCTAGCTTTGTTCAGAGCCAAATGATGAATGAAGCTATTGCCAGTTGTGAACTGGATAGGGACGGCACATACACGATTGGATGAAAGATTGAAATTAGTTATTACTATTGCAATATTTATGGCCTTAGCCATCTTAATCGGGGCAGCTAAATGCACCGGCGAAACTGATAAGCCAAATCAAACACCCTCGTGCTGCCCGATGGGCACAGGTAAGCAGCCAGTACCAACGGAGAGAAGTTCATGAAAGACGATCCATATATCCCAGTACCGATTTCTCCAATGGTGGAAAGTAAAGCTATCGGGGGTCCTAGACATAACATTAAGCTATCGGCCCCTCGGAACTGGGACGGAATCGTAATGCAGTCACCGAATAGGGTGTACAATGGATATTATAAATGGACAAACGAACAAGCTTGGGTCTGGCAAGACCAATCAGCTGGAACAGGTCAACTATCTCGTGGAACAGGTACAGCTCATCACAAACGACGTAAGAATGCTCTCGCATATTAATTTGGTCACGGGTGTGGAAGCTCTATTAGCTATTTTAAGATCGCGAAAAGAAGAAGCTTCCGCCCTACTTGATGAATTGACTGTGATAGAAATAACAGACTTGCGTAGGGCAGCGGTAGACCTGGCGATGATGTGCAACAAAAAGATATTGGATGAAACTAATGGATGATGATTTTAATGATTTTGATGATTCATTGGCTCGCGCACTAGTGCTGATGTATTTGAGACCAGGCGAACGACCAAACGCCATAACTACACTAAATAAAATATCCGACCTTCATTTAGCTGAAATAGAACTTAAGGCTGCCAGCCTCATTAAGCTCTGTCAAAAAGTAAGGGAATCTCGAAAGTAGGTTTCACTGAGCGCATACTCTGTGTGCGCTCATTAAAACTTATTTAAAAGGAGAACAATGTTTTGGCATAAACTAACTCATAGACATAAGGAATTGTACAAGGCTGGGATAGGCCAAATCAAACTTTGCTCTGGACGATTCCGGAATCGTAATATAATTAATCTGGCTGTCTCAATGTATGAACTATATGATACCGTATATGTCGTTCCAAGAGTGAAAGAAATTGAATTCGAAGAGATCGTTAAATGCCGTACTGAAGGCGAATTAGCTAGGGTTATCGTAGCTATGATAGAGGTTAGGAAGAATAGTCCATACAAAGTAAAGGTATTGGTTGACGAATGGACTGGAGAAAAGTAGCACAGGATCTACTGAACAAGGCTAGTCACGCTAACACCACTAAGGCAGAAGCCGACGCATACCAAGAAAAAGCTATGTATATCATGGCCAAGTATGGCATTGATGAAGCCATGTTCAGGCAAAGGGAGAATTCTACAGAGAAACCGACGTTCAAGGTATATAAGCAATTCCATCCTTATGCACATGTTAAAGAGATGCTACTAGCCAGCGTCGCGTTTACTTTTGGCGGCAAGGTAGTAACATCCAACAAAGACCACTATGTTTTCGCCTACGAAGCTGACTTGGAACGAGTTCAGTTCCTTTATTTCAGTTTACTTGCACAGATGCACATTGAGTCAGCAGAAATGAAGGTGCCTCAATCAGTCAGCAAGCGATCATACACTGATTCTTGGCTTAAAGGCTACGTGTACGGTGTAACCTGCCGACTACAGCGGGCATATGCAAAAGCCACTGGAAACGGTAAAGAACTAGTGCTTTTGCGAGATGCACAGGTAGAACAAGCCATGAAGGATAAGTTCGGTAAATTGAGAAAGAATACATCTAGTTTTGGCAACGCACATGACTTCCAAGCCTTCGATCAGGGCACAACCTCCGGCCTACGGGCCGATATCGGACAAGATCGAATAGCTAAAACCGCTGGTCAGAAGACGCTTGGATATTAGCCTTGACAGTCGCGTCAAGGACAGGTAACGTTGTTGGTGGCAGGTGAAAGCTTGCCGCCCAAAAAATAAAAGGACACCCATGCACTACACAGATGAAGAACTTGAACTTTTCGAAAGAGATGTTGATAAGCTTCATGGTCTGTGGCTTGCCTACATCAATGACAAAGTAAAGGGCGAACTGCCTGAGCACCAGGCACCTGGACTCATTGCCATGTGTGCGGAAATTTTCACGCAGATCATGCATAGGCTGCACGAGGCAGAGGGAGAAAACCTCGGGGTTGCTCTTGATGAGCAGCGAATTGGTGCTATCCTGGCGAACGTGTTTGACTTCGGTCAGTATGCTGCTCAGCATGGCGTGGACAGAGCCAACATGACCCCTTGTGGTTGTGACATAAAGCTAACCGACGATGATATCCGTAACCTACTAGGTAATTAAAATGGTTGGAATTGGACTAGATGTAAATTGTTGTCTATCGTCCTCCCCGGACAAATAAGCAGTCTCTTTACATTGAGTGGTCACCAAAGGGTCCATATGCTGGTGGGGGTTAGGCCAGCGCCAAAATTTCATAGCGACGCGGGTGTAGTGGAGTAGTACCACGTCGGGCTCATAACCCGAAGGCGCCGTGCAAATCGGACACCCGCCACTAGTGATCAGACGTATGGTGATTAGGGAGATCCTAATACGACTGTCCATTTCGAAGGAACGTCTAGCGACGCTACAAGTTCA